TCAGAGAGTTGGTACTGAGGAGTTTGCGGGACATGGTAAAAGTTAAAGTGGTGGGTGCCGACAAAAGCTAGTGGTTTATTTGCCGAAGTTTTTCAGTGTTCTCTCAAAGTCTTTCAATGCTCGGTTAGCATCTCTAAATTTTTTATCGGTTCCTTCTTCGTGCTCAATCGTAATTTCGCTCTTACATGAAGGGCATGTGACGGTGCTACCTTCATGCATCAACACTTTTACTTTGACTTTAAATTGATGACCGCATTCTTCATTGGGACATGTGAAGTCAACGTCTCCATCGCCAATGAGTTGTTCAAGATCCAAAGATATTCCTCCTATGTCGGCACCCAGTTTACAATTTCGACACAGGAGAGGAAATACCTACCAGGAGGTGAGAAGTTGCGTAGTTGGTTAAGATGCATAATCGCGGCAATCAGGTTTAAGCGTTCCTGGAACAAGAATTACTTCAAAGTTTCCCCGGAGCAACTTCTCCGGGCCGGGAAAGGAGTGAGATAAATTTACTTTCTTAATGAGCACCTAATAATCACAGAAGCAAAGCTGGCCGGGTGGACGACAGGGCGACTGATATTTGACGACATCATCTACCTGGAAACAGACGACGATAGCGACGATATCCCGATCACAGACGATTGTATCCTGGAAGCACTTAATGACGGCAAGTGGGAGCGCGTGACCGCTGAGGACTTAGAAAAGAAAACTCCTGAGGGGTGGCCCATGTTGGGCGGGTTCACCGCCAGGTTAAAGAAAGGTGGTGGTAAGAATGGCACTCGGTGACACGCACAAAACGGAACAATTAATAGAGGACATTAAGAGATTAGGCTACCCGCAGATTATCGACTATTACCACGGCGGCAGGATTCACATGGCTGCCGATTCCCATAAAGTCAGTGAGTTCGGCATCAAGCTCTTTGCAGGCAATAGTGAGTGTTTTATTTCCATCCTGAGCGCTTATCTGTTGGAGAAAGACCGGCCCGACAATGTTGTTGCCCGCTGTCGGAGATGTTATGAGGTAATGGAATATGAGGTAATGGAAAAGGAGATCGGAAAGTCAATGTTCACGCTGTACTGGCCGGAAGGATAGTACCCGGCCACCGGTACCAGGCAGCCGGGATGGGGGTGAAACTGGGGCTTTCTTAATACTAATTCTAACCCGGAAGGAGGCGGAAATCTATGTACAAAACGGCACGGAAACAGACCGGAATGAGCATTGAACATGCAGCTGACGCGCTTCACATTGGATACCGGACGCTAGTAAATTACGAGAACGGCCATACTACCATACCGCCGGAAATCGTCCTGGAAATGTCCCGGGTGTATAACCAACCGGCAATATGTGCAAAGCACTGCTCGGAAAACTGCCCAATCGGGCAAGTATATGCTCACTCAGTAGAAGAAAAGTGCCTGACAGAAAATGTCCTTACACTGCTTAAGGAGCTTAATGACATAAAGGGTGCTAAGGACGAATTAATTGAAATCGCTGCCGATGGAAAAATAGACAGTGACGAGAAACAGGCCTGGGACCGGATTATGAAAGAGCTGGATGATGTGGCCCGGGTGATTGAACGGATTAAGTGGCAGGCAAGGACCTGGGCAAAACAAAAACCCGCCCAGGCGCGAGTGGCTGAAGAGCGGGTTAAGTATCAGAAAAAGAAAACAGCCGCATTATAGAGCGGCCCAATGCAAAATGGCTTAAGTCAGTATACCACGGGCCCCAGGCCCGGTCAAGGAGTTGATATTGTGAATAAGGCGCAGGAAGCGGCCACCGCGATCAAGGCGGCGATAGATAAGACCAACGAAGTTATGCATTGCATCTGCATCATGGCAAACAATCATGGAGTTACCGTCCAGGTGCAAAGCCTGGATGACCTGGAGCAAGTGCCGGGCGAAGAGAGGCGGCAGCCCTTCAGCCACGATTACCCGGTTGAGGCATACAAGATGGTCGATGGCGTTAAGTTTTTCTGTTTGCTGACAGCGGAAGAAGTAAAGAAAGGTGCTTAAGTTTTGCGGGGCGGCGGCGCAAAGGTGAGCGCAGCGGAGATACCACGTGGCACACTGGACGCAAAGCCCGGGCCGGAGGTGTGCTGTGCAGGTTCGAATCCTGCCCGCCCTGCACAATTTTATAAATGGAGCGTGAGAGAATGTACGTTTATATTCAGTCTGAGCCCGGTCTCTGGACTGTTGGTTTCTACGACCCGAATGGGAACTGGCAACCGGAAAGCGACCACGATTCGCCAGAGAAGGCGGCAGAAAGGGTTGCTTATTTGAACGGAGGGATATCATGAAAATACTGAGCCTTACCTTGAAAAACTTCAAAGGGATTAAGAGCTTTACCTTGGACACCAGGGGCGGAAATACTAGCGTCTATGGAGACAATGCTACAGGCAAGACCACCCTGGCTGATGCACTGTATTGGCTCCTTTTCGATAAAGATAGCCAAAACCGCAAAGACTTTGATATAAAGACTATCACTCCCGACGGCCAGGTAGTTCACGGCCTGGAACATTCTGTTGAAGGCATTTTCGACATTGACGGTCAGAAACTCACCTTAAAGAAAGTATTTACTGAAAAATGGACCAAGAAGCGCGGTAGCGCTGAAAAGCAGTTTACTGGACACACCACCGACCACTATATTGACGGGGTGCCAGTTAAGAAAAAAGAATACACGGACCGCGTTTCTGAAATCGCTGACGAAAGTATTTTCAAGCTACTCACATCACCCACCTACTTCAACACCCAACTCCACTGGCAGGAACGCCGCAATATTCTCCTTCAAGTTTGCGGCGATGTCAGCGACCAGGAAGTGATTGAATCAGATAAAGACCTTGCTAAGCTACCTGACATTTTACAGGGCCGCAAGCTGGAAGATCACCGCAAGGTTATAGCTGCCAGGCGCAGCGAGATCAACAAGGAGCTGGAGCGGATCCCGGTCCGTATCGATGAGGTCACACAGGGGCTGCCGGAGCTGCCGGCCGGCACCAAAACCGCCTATGAGAACGAACTGAACATCTTGACCGAGCTGAAGAGCGGCAAGGAGCGGGAAAAGCTCCGCATTGAATCCGGCGGAGAAATCGCCGAGAAGCGCAAGGCCCTGGCCGAACTGGACGCGGAGCTGCAGGAGTTAAAGAACGGCCTACGTGCGGACATTGACGCGGGGATGGAGACTGAACGCAGCAAGATCCGGCAATACAGTAAAGAAGCCGACAATCTGAAATCTGAGATTGAGTTTCGGCAAGAATCCATAAACGGCAAGCGGAGGATGATCGAGGCTCGCAAGGCGGAAATGGACAGACTGCGGACAGAATGGGAAACCGAAAATGCCCGCCAGTTTGAATATTCCGCGGAAGATACATGCCCGACGTGCGGCCAGACCCTGCCGGCGGAGCAGATCGAAGCTGCCCGGCAAAAAGCCCTTGAGCAATTTAATACTGCAAAAGCCGAGAAGCTGCAACGGATAAGCCATGAAGGCAAGACTCTTAAGGCCCGCGTCGAAGAGCTTGAAGCCGAGATCGCCGAAACCGAGGCAGAGATCGCGCGGCTGGAAAAAGATCTGGCCGACGCCGAAGCTGACAAGGCCGCTGCCCAGGCCCGGCTTGTAAAGCTCGAAGAACAACTCACCGCAATCGAGCAGAATGAGGAATACCAGCGGAAGCTCAAAGAGCGCCAGGCCCTAGCCGATGCCATTGCCGCCCTGGAGGCTGATAGTGGCCCCGCGCTGGAAGCCGCCCGGGCGGAGCTTGCCGAAATCGAAGAGAGGATCTCCTCCGCCCGGCTGCAGCTGCAGAAATTCGATGACCACGCCCGCGGCCAGGCCCGCATCGAGGAACTCAAAGCACGGGAGCGCGAGCTGGCCGCAGAATTCGAATCGCTGGAGGAGGAGCTCTACTTAACGGAGCAGTTTATTCGCTGCAAGGTCAAGCTCCTGGAGGATAAGATTAATTCCCGCTTTGAGTATGCCCGCTTTAAGCTCTTCGAGATCCAGGTCAACGGCGGAATATCTGAGTGCTGCGAGACCACCTACAAAGGCGTGCCCTACGGCAGCAGCCTCAATAATGCTGCCAGGATAAATGTCGGGCTCGACATCATAAACACCCTGTCTGATTTTTATAACTTCTACCCGCCGATTTTCATCGACAACCGTGAGGCAGTCACCCAATTGATTGACACCCGGGCCCAGGTTATCAGCCTGGTAGTTAGCGAGCCTGACAAAGAGCTCAGAGTGGAGTACGAGAGCGACCAAATATCTCAAAGGGAGGCATCTTAAATTGAGTAACAAGCCAGCAAACGCTGTTGCGCCTATGAACAAACTCAAAGCCCTTTTGAATGTCGATAGTGTCCAGGCGCAGTTTCAAAACGCGCTGAAGGAAAATGCCGGTGCTTTTATCGCTTCAATTATTGACCTTTATGGGTCTGACCAATATTTACAGAAATGTGATCCCAACGCTGTAATCATGGAAGCGCTGAAAGCGGCCACCTTAAAGCTGCCCATCAACAAGCAACTTGGATTTGCTTACATCGTTCCTTACAAAAAAAATGGCAAACCTATCCCTCAGTTTCAGCTTGGTTATAAGGGGTACATTCAGCTTGCAATGAGAACCGGGCAATATAAATTCCTGAACGCCGGTACTGTTCCCGAAGGTATGGAAGTAGAGCGCGACATACTGACCGGACAAATAAAGTTCACTGGTGAGCCTACAGGCAATAATGTTCGAGGGTATTTTGCCCACATGGAGCTCCTCAACGGGTTTTCAAAAACGGTGTATATGAGCAAAGAGGAAGTAGTCGCCCATGCAAAGCGGTATAGTGCCAGCTACAACTCAAGTTCATCGGCCTGGAAAACTAACTTTGACGAAATGGCAATGAAGACAGTTACCAGAAGGCTTCTTTCCAAATACGGTATTCTTTCCACCGATATGATATCTGCCCTTACGTCAGACCAGGACGATATTGAAAATCAGGTGGATGAAGAGATTGCCAACGAGGCAAATAAGGAAGCCATAGACGTGGAATATAACGCTTCCGATGAAGAAGGAGAAGCGCCGCAAGATGGCGGTATGGATGATGGGTACTATCAGGCCACAGGTACCGATGGTCCCACGGACCCGGGATTCTAATGATCGAGATTACCACGTTCGCCTCCAGCAGCCGGGGTAATTGTTACCGAGTAACGGACGGAGAAACACCTTTGCTGCTAGAGTGCGGCATCCGGTACAAGGAAATACAGCGCGGTTTGCAGTTTCGGGTTTCAGAGATTGTTGGTTGCTTGATTTCACACGAACACAAAGATCACTGCAAGGCCCTGGCCGATATCACAAAAGCCGGTATTGATTGCTATATGACTAGGGGAACAACTGAGGCTTTGGGCGCTACAGGGCACCGGATAAAAATAATTAAGCCCCGGGAACAGTTTAAGATTGGAACCTGGGCCATTCTCCCCTTGGAAATTCAGCACGATGCCGTTGAACCAGTGGGATTCTTAATGGCTAACCGGGCCGGGGATAAACTTTTATACGCCACGGACACTTACTATGTGCGGTACCGGTTCCGGGGACTAACACACATCATGGTCGAGTGCAATCACAGCAAAGATATCCTGGAGGAAAACGTGAGGTCCGGGGCTGTACCGATAGAGCATAAAAACAGATTGCTTCGGTCGCACTTCAGCCTGGATAACGTGAAAGAATTCCTTCGAGCTAATGACCTGAGTAGGGTTCAGGAAATTCATTTGATACACCTTTCAGATGGGAACTCTGATGCTGAGCGATTTAAGCGAGAAATTCAGGAACTAACTGGAAAAGAAGTTTATGTTGCAGAGTAAAGCCCCCGGCGGGACACAACACCCGCCACCAGGGCCATTTTTTGTACCCGTAGGCCCTGGTTATACCTACCAAGGGAGGCGAAATTGTGAAACATCGCAAGCGCTTAACGAGGAAGCAGAAGGAGATTGTGAAAGCAGCCCGGCTGAATCCAGAAAATTGGTTGAGAACAAAAGTCTTACCGGGCGAGCTGCACCTTGTTCACCGGCATACTGGTACCGTGAAGGTGTTGAGGTTGGCGGGGTAAGGAGGATTCAATAGTATGCAGCAATCAGCAAAAGAATTTGACCGGGTAAGGATAGATGCCTTAAGAGAGAAAGTTAGCAGCCTGAGATCGGAAAACGCAAAGCTGCGGAGATTTCTAAAAGATATTTCAAATTATATCCAAAGAGAGTGTAAAGGTTGTGAAACCGGGACGGAGATCATTAGCGAGTGCACCAAGGTTTTGGGTGAGCAGAAGTGACCTGCCCCAACTGCGGCCGCAAGTGCTGTCTTCTGAGCTGGGATCTGGAGCACTACCCAAACGGTTGGTGTATGAAGTGCAGGGAGGCTGAGCAATATTGTGCTACTTGCAAGGCGAGGGAGTGTGAAGCGGATGCCTAACGAAAAACCGATTATTTTTTCAACTTCTATGGTGCGGGCAATTTTAGATGGGCGAAAGACGCAGACAAGAAGGGTGATTAAGCCGCAACCAAAACATCACTATGACGATAACTGCAAAAAACCTGGATGGTTTGATACAGGCGGGAATCGTTGGGCTTGTAAGGGGTGTGGTGGAGAAATTGAACCATTCACAGGGGACAGTAAAATATGTGCACCTTATCAGCCCGGCGACATCCTCTGGGTGCGGGAAACGTGGTTGAAAAATGCACCTGGGGGGATAACGAAATACTTTTATAAAGCCGACAAACACCCTGAGGAAGTAATTGGTCAAATGAATGCATTCGGTTATAAATGGCGACCATCCATCCACATGCCCCGCAAAGCGGCCCGCTTATTCCTCCGGGTGAAAAATGTCAGGGTGGAGCGACTGCAGGATATTGCCGAAGCTGATGCAATTGCCGAGGGAATACGCCAAGTTGATTCAAGGAAATGGGAATCTAGTTTTAGGCTCGGCTGGTTTGACAGCCCAATATTGGCCTTTAAACAACTTTGGGACAGTATCAACGCTAAACGTGGTTTTGGCTGGGAGATTAATCCTTGGGTGTGGGTTATTGATTTTGAGGTGATGAAATAAATGGGTCAAACAAAGATTGAATGGGCTGACATCAGCTGGAACCCCGTAACGGGGTGTTCCAAAATAAGCCCCGGCTGCCAGAACTGCTATGCTGAGCGCATGTCAAAGCGCCTGGCTGGGCGGTGCGGGTACCCGGCGGACGAGCCCTTTCGGGTGACCCTGCACCATGGTAGATTGAATCAGCCTTTAGGGTGGACAAAGCCAAGCAAAGTATTTGTTTGCAGTATGAGCGATTTATTCCATGAAGACGTGCCGGATATTTTCATTATAAACGCATTAGCGGTTATGGCCGAGGCTTCGCAGCACATATTTCTCTTGTTGACCAAAAGGCCGGAGCGTATGAAGGAGATAATGACCCACGACACCATTGCTGCTGATGTTTGGTTGCAGACTTCAACCGGTGTAAGCGCCAGCCCTTTAGTGTGGCCGCTGCCCAATGTTTGGCTAGGCGTAACTGCCGAGAATCAAGAGTATGTAAGCAAACGGGTACCTGTTCTTTTGCAGATACCGGCAGCAGCACGGTTTGTGTCAGTGGAGCCAATGTTAGGGCCGGTGGACTTGGAGAGTATACAGTTTGACCGAAATACACAAATGAATATCCTCGAAGGGTGCGGGGTGAGTTCCAGAGCGGGCGGGCAAATGATACCAAATGCTTTTTGTGAGCCATTAAACTGGGTTATTTGCGGCGGCGAGAGCGGGCCGGGGGCAAGACCGATGCATCCGGATTGGGTGCGGGATTTAAGGGATCAGTGCCAGGCGGCTGGGGTGCCGTTTCTATTTAAACAGTGGGGTGAATATTGTCACCCCGACCAAATGCCGCCAGAAACTTACAGGCAGGTGGATGCGGCGCACAATCTATCCGGGCATGGGAATTACAATCAACCTTGGCGAGTTGGCAAAAATAAAGCCGGTCGCTTGTTGGACGGCCAAGGGTGGAACCAGTTTCCGGAGGTGTTCCAATGAAACTATACCACTTCACCCCGGAGTTCCTATTAAATCGGATCTTAAGCGAAGGTGTAACTTTGGGCAAAATACCCATCTTAGATAGCAGCGGCAATGTAAAATCTTTTGCAACTGGCTGCCAGTGGCTGACCAGCGACGGGGGCTGGGACAAACAAAGCTGGGCCACAAGTCAGCTGATAAATTACGACCGGACGGCTTGTAGGATGATGATAAAAATACCAAAATCAAGCCGCGATAAGCTGTGCAAAGCCCATGACATTCTGGATCAGCTACCAAAGTCATCCCAGCGGCTGATAACTGACTGGCAAGGTAGTGAGAATTGGTACCTTTTTTTCGGTCGGATACCGCCGGGGTGGATTCGGCAGGTGGATAAGAAACCGGGGGATTTGAGGGAGGTTAATCATGGCTAAAAAGAAATGCTGCGCCTGCGGTGAGCCGGGCGCACACGATATAAAGGTGGACAAGCGGGGCACGGAAATGCCGCTATGCCCGATATGTGAGCGGATATGGGAAGCTAAGCGGGAGCAGGTGCTAAATAGCTTAAAGGAGCGGAGGACAGCATGAGAGAGCCATATATTATTCGGGCCGAGCTTGAACTTGAGCGGGACAGGCTCATCCAGATGTTTTCTGAGCGGGGAGAAATCGACGACGAAATACTGGCGCAGTCCCAGCTGGTTGATATGCTGCACATGGAGCTAGTGAGGGCGGAGAGGGCGTTGGCCCGTGCGAGCTAACGAGTTAACTTTCGGAGTTCTTCACCTTTTCGCCGGTATCGGCGGGGCGGCTTTGGGGATGCAGGAAGCTACCACTGAGTACCGGGGTGTGAACGGGAACTTCGTCACTCTGGCAGGCATTGATTGTGACCTGGAGGCCTGTGACGATTTCGAGAAGCTGACCGGGGCCCCGGCGGTGAACATGGACCTGTTCTCCCGGGAGGATTACACGGCATTCCACGGCGAGGAGCCGCCGCAGGGGTGGCGGGAGGCTGTTCCGGGCGATATACGGGAAGCAACGCAGGGCATTTACCCGGACGCTATATTTCTTTCGCCGCCCTGTAAGGGCTTTTCGGGGCTGCTGCCCACCAAGAGCGCAAAGAGCGACAAGTACCAGGCTCTGAACAGGCTAACTGTGCGCGGGCTGTGGCTGTCCCTGGAGGCTTTCCGGGACAACCCGCCCGGGATAATCCTCCTGGAGAACGTGCCGCGCATTACTACCCGGGGCGCGGAGCTGCTGCGGCAGATAAAGGCGCTGCTTGCCGGATACGGGTACGTGTTTCATGAGGGAAGTCACGACTGCGGGGAGATAGGCGGCCTGGGCCAGCACCGGAGACGGTACCTGTTAATAGCCAGGTTACCGGATAAAATACCCAACTTTGTTTATAAGCCACCGGAGCTAAGGGTAAAGTCAATTGGTGAGATTGTCGGGCCGTTACCATTGCCGGACAATCAAAACGCAGGGCCTATGCACAGGATGCCAAGGCTCCAGTGGAAAACTTGGGTGCGGTTGGCGCTCATTCCTGCTGGCGGTGATTGGCGGGATTTAGAGAAGATAGCGCCGGAGCAATATTGCCTGCAGCATATACCGCGGAAATCTACCCTTGGCGTAAGCCCGTGGGATAAGCCCGGTCCAACCGTGATAGGACATGCCAGAGTTGGCGGCAGTCAAGCATCGGCAATATCAGACCCAAGGCTTTCAGAAAGAGATAACCGTCACCCGGGAGTTTACCGGGTAGTAAGGTTTAATGAACCAGGCCCATGCGTTACAGGTACACGGTTCGGGTCCGGAGCTCCGGCCATAGCTGACCCAAGACTAGGTTGCAAATGCAGAAACGGTCTTTATGGCGTTCTGGACTGGGATAAGCCAAGCTGCACTGTTACCGGGGCCCGGAACCTTCACAGCGGAACCGCGGCGGTGGCAGATCCACGGGTACCAAAAGATACTGAGCAGGGCGTGTGGATCATAATAGCCGAGGATGGGGCATGGCACAGGCCGCTGACGACATTAGAGCTTGCGGCACTACAAGGGTTTCCTACGGTGATGGATGATGGTTCGCCGTTAGTGCTGACCGGGAAATCGGATGCACGATGGCGAGAAAGGATCGGGAATGCGGTACCGCCGCCGGCGGCAAAGGCGATTGGGGAGCAGGTATTAAGGACGCTTTTACTGAGTGCATGTGATGGCTGGGAGTTAAGCGCAACACCTATATGGGTGGTGCCGGAGTTGCCAGCTGAGGCGGTGAAGCAATGAGCGCAATAACAGGACCGGTTTTGAAATACCCTGGTAGTAAGTGGCGCATGGCGAATTGGATAATTAACCATATGCCTCCGCATTCCACATACTTGGAACCCTTTGCCGGTTCCCTGGCGGTCTTCTTTAATAAAACACCGTGCACCGTGGAAACAATTAACGACTTAGACGGTAATATTATCAATTTTTTCAAAGTGCTAAGGGAAAGGCCGCAGGAACTGGCGGAGCTGGTCAGCTTTACACCCTGGTCCCGGAAGGAATATGAAAGCCTTTTAACCACAGCCAGTGACCCGGATTACTTTGTTAGAACCGGGGATGAGTTGGAAGATGCCAGGCGATTATTGATTCGTATGTGGATGGGTAGGGGCAGTAAAACAAGTGACCGGTCAAGCTGGAGGCATAATATACAGGCACCGGGGAGTACCACTTCAAGGCAGTGGAAGTATTTACCCAGGAACCTGCTACTGGCTGCCGAGAGGCTAAAGGATGCACAAATTGAGTGCCAGCCGGCAGTTAAGCTGATTAAGCGTTACAAGTTTCCGGACGTGTTGATATATGCAGACCCGCCTTACCCGCTAGTAACCAGGTCGAAACGAATTTACAAGCACGAAATGGACGATAGCGACCATCTGGAACTATTGGATACACTGGATGAACACCCGGGCCCGGTATTACTTAGCGGTTACGTTTGCCAGTTATATGATGAGCGGCTGCATCACTGGGAGAGAAAAACCGCCCAGGCATGGGCCGAGGGCGGAGCACAAAGAGAAGAAGTGTTATGGCTTAATCCGGTGGCCGCCCGGGAGATTGGGAAGAATTCGTTATTCTGGGGGGATGATGCCGTGAGGACGGTTGATGTTATATACGAAAATTTACGCCGGGAGCAGGATATGCTTATTCAGATGGACAGGCGGGATCCGAATACTTACCAACAATCGTGCGTAGTGGATAAGCTTATAAATGAGTATTATGCGGCTTTGAAGCGGGAGGGGCACAGCTTTTGCGGTGGCCCGGAGGAATGCTATGAGAGGCAGAGGGAACGGCATGAGATGATGAGCAAAAAGCTGGATGAGTATTTAAACACTACCATTTAACTGGGAGGGCCAGGCGTGAGTAAAACTACACAGGCCGATATACCACAAAAAATAGATATGGATGATGGATATTTCCCCCTGGCCCAAACGGCCCTTTTAACACTCTCCAAGACTAAGTTATCAGGGGCCCAGCGGGCTATTATAGACGTTGTATTTACACAGACCTATGGATATTACAACGAGACAAGCCAGTACCAGGACAAGGCCAAGAAGCGTTTTACCAGGGCACAGATTTCCTATGACTTCTTTATGCAGCACACCTGGATGGGGAAGCAGGAAGTAAGCAGGGCAGTTAATCAGCTGGTAAAGTGGGGTATTCTTGGCCGAGATAAAAACACAACACCATATACATATTGGTTCGTAGTACATACAGACAAGTGGGCCCCGGAGTGTTGGAGAGTTAGCAGGATAGCTAACAGTAAGCAGGATAGCGAACAGTCAACAGGACAGCTAACAAAGAGTTCGCAGGATAGCGAACAAGGTGTTAGCAGGATAGCTAACAGTTCGCAAGTCTCAGCCCAGGATTCCCAAGGCTCGGCGGGGTCCCTAAATAAAAGTATAAATAAAAGAGAAATAAAAGATCATGTTGTTGATGATAATAACGCGCGTGCGCGCGAAGCAAACAATATACCACTCACCTTACAGCAAGAATTTGGCAGGCCGGTTAGCTCATCCGAAATCGAGATACTTAACCACTATGCTAACCAGGGAATGCAGGAACCAGTTATTTGTGAGGCCGTGAAACGTGCTAAATTACACGGTTCCCCAAAGGTGTCATACGTTGAGGGCATTTTAAAGAACTGGCTTGCCGAAGGTGTTTACGACATGGCAGGCGTTGAACGTGTTGACCGCGAGTTTGAGGCTAAAAAGAACAAAAAGGGGGTAAAGATACGTGGACCCGATAACGCAAGCACTGGAAAGCATGAGGCAAAGCCAAAAAAATCGAAGTACGAGGGACTTGTCCCAAAGGTCGGAGGCGGTTGAGTGTCCTGAGTGCCAGGACAGGGAGTTTATCATCCGGGGAAATACTGCAATCCCTTGCAAGTGCCGGGAAATGAAAACCATACGCAGGCTTATTAAGAGTTCTGGCATTACCGAGGAGCAGAGGAAAATTACGTTTGATAAGCTCGACCCAAAGCGCTCAAATAGCCAGATGTACTGGATGGCAAAGCAATACCTGGATGAATTTCACGACATAGCTGCCATGGATACCGAAGCCAAGGGAATAGGCTTTGCCGGCTCTGTGGGGACAGGTAAGACAACCCTGCTTATTGCCGTGGCTAACGGGTTGATTGTTCAACAAATACCGGTGCTTTTTGTTAACACCTCAGACCTGGTTGCTGAGCTCTACGATGCCCAGTGGGGCCGCGATGAGGAAACGCTGAACACTAAAATACACAAGGTCAGCACGGCAAAACTGGTTATCTTTGACGATGTGGGCAAAGAGAAAATCACCGACTGGGTGAGGGCCCAGTATTATCGGATTATTAACCACCGGTACGCAAACAGGCTGCCTACCTGCTTTACAAGCAATCTTAACTTTGACGAAATTGCAGACCAGGTAGGAGACGCAACTGCAAGCCGGTTGTATGCTTTGACTAAGGGTTGGCAGATACACATTGATGCCGAGGATTACCGGCTGGTGTAGCAAAACAAACAAACTCTTTTTGGGAGGGTTTTCCATGGTCTGCTATTCATGCCGCTGCTGCCCGTGGCACTTTACGGATCAGTGCCCGGGCCTGGCGGAGTGGTCGAGAGAGGGGTGTATTAAGCGTGGATAAAATAGAACAGGCTGCAAGAGTGGCTTTTAAAACTAATCATGACGTTAACTCGATATTAGAAATTCTGGAAGCCGCCGAACATTTTGAGTTATTGGCAGAGCGAAATAAGATCTGTGCCACCATAAACGTGATGGTAGAAGCATTAAAATCCTTGCGAGACGGGCCATATATCTTTCACCCTGATTACTGCAAAATGATCGAGGAAGCATTGGCCGGTTCCGCCGTTAGGGATGAAGCCGATCGCATCCGAAAACTGGAGGACATTGCCAAAGCGGCGCGGGAATATATCAACTCTCTAAACATGAGCAGGTGTATATCACCGCAGGAGATTGCTTTGGTTAGGGCCCTGGCCGAGTTAGAAAGAGCAGTTGAAAAGGGTGGTGTCGCCAATGCGAATAAAAAAAAGTTAAGCTCACCAAATTAGAAAAAATCATGATGGTCTACGAAAAACAGAGCAATATGGGCGTTTGGGATGAATACTCCCTTAGTTGTTCCGAGGCTGCCAAGCCATCATTCTACGAAGCACTTGAAAAGCTGGCCGCGCATGTCGTTGAGATGTGCGAACTGCCGGAGGAATACGAAGACAGGATCAAGGTGAAAGGCGTTTCCTTCAGCTACGGCGGCGAGAATGAGGTTATGGGGGCCACAATCAGCGCACAAATGGAGCTTGAAAACTCATACCAGAATCTTAACATCAACACCCCACATAAAGCCTCTGACATGTACGCTCCAAACGCTGAGCCGGATGAAATGCAGTTACTGACCAGTGACTGTATTGAGGACCTGGAAAAGCTGCAGGATGAATGTAGAGCCTATATCAAAGGCGACCGGGCGCAAGGTAGGTTGCAGTTTGAGGAGATGGCGTCCTGATCTACTGCGGCCAGTTAGGCCAGAAGAGTTGGTATCTTAAAATCCAGGGAGGCGGTACCTTTGAGCAAAACACAAAACACAAGCCTGCGCAAATCAAAGATGGGGTGCCGCCTGCCCCATGAAAGCCATGACGTGGGAGACGGGTATACTGCACCAAGCCCGGTGAAAAAATATCGACTTAGCCCGGAAGAGTTAGCTAAGTATGGCCCGATAAAGAAAGTTGAGCACCGCCGACAATTACTGACACGTGATGTACTGGTTGAAAAATTAAAAACACTGACCGTGGGTCAGGTGGCCCAGCGTCATAACATACCTGCGGTAATGGTTTTTAAGCTGGTTGAAAAGTATGGTTTGGAGCTGGACAAGAAAAACCGGTTGAAGGAGGGTGAAAGCATGGAAAATGTTGATAAATCTTTACGCAAAAATGAATTCGAGCCTTATGAGCCCAAGAAGACCCGCCTGGAAATCGCCCGGGAAAAGATTGACTTGGAGAAATATAAGAACCTAAAAGCGCAAGGGAAAACCGACAAGGATATGTATGAGGAGCTAGACATACCGGTGGATGTGTTTTACACACTCAAAAAAGAGTGGGGGATTGCTCAGACAATAGCCAAAAGTAAGCCTGATCCCAAAAACGATAAGGCTGCCGGTAAAAAGATGACGATCTCTAAGGCTATGGAGTTGCGAGAGGAATTGTGCGCTGATAGGTCTTGCATTGCGGATATTATGGATCCGGGAAAATTGGAAATATCACCAAAAGTGCGGGAACTGTTAAGTAATCATTACGAAAAGTGCGGGGAGAGGTTGGAGCGGATCGACAAAGTTTTCGACTCCACGGAAATTGAGGTGTGAGTATGAACCTTAGCTTTAATTTTAACCCGGTGGATACCGTAGCGATTTACGCTGATGATCCGGAATACCAGATCGGCAAAAAGGCAGTTAAAGGCGATTATCGGCTTACTGAGCGGCAGGAGCAGGTAAAGAATATGTTTTTACACCTGGTTAGCGTGGTGCGGAGAAAAGAATTGCCGGTGAACATTGATCGGCTTCTGGACGCCACCAGGGATTATGTTCAAGAACGGAGGCTGGAGGAATATGAGTGGACTCGGAGGGTTGGCTAAGGTTTACCAGGATATCCAGGGGCTCAGAGTAGCCCTTGGAAACAAAACCTGGAGCGCGGAAAATGCGGACGGCCGGGCAGTGCCGGCGATATATGAAACAATGATTGCCCAATTAAAAGAAATGGAAGCCGGCCTTGTTAAAGAGGCAAAACAGTACCTTAAAGAGCACCCAGCATGGATGGGATTTGGTAAAGACGTAAAGGGACTGGGCCCAACGCTGGGCGCTCAACTGATCGGGTACATCGAAGATATCGGGCGCTTTGATACCGTGAGTAAGCTCTGGAAATACTGCGGCCTGGCCTGTGTGGACGGAAAGGCCGACAGGATGAGGAAGGGGCAGAAGGCGAGCTATAATCCGAAGATCAAGAGCCTGCTTTACAACATTGGGTGTAGCTTTATCAAGACCAAGAGTCCGTACCGGCGTATCTATGACGATAAAAAGCAATACTACCGGCAAGTAAAGCAGGACCCGCAGATCATGGCAGTAACCGGTGACAATGCCGGGATAATAAACAATATTCGACAGGATAAAAAAGAGTGGCCCAGGTATCTCGCGACCGCCATCAAGGAAGCCAAAAAGCAAGGAAAACAAAAACCCTGGACGGACAATCACGTTCACATGGCAGCCCTCAGGAAGATGGAAAAGATATTCCTTGCCCACCTCTGGGAGCAGTGGAGAATTGCCGAGGGTTTGCCAACCAGGCGGGAGTACGTGTTTGATTGCCTCGGACATACAAGTAGGTACGAAGCCAAAGATTTTAAAAAGCAAGCCAGTTAGCCTTTAAAGATATGAGGACTTCTGTAAAATGCGAGCCTTACACGCCCTGAGGCCCACCTATCTTTGCGAGCCTTCGAAAAAATGAAACCTGAACAGTATTGCGAGCTGGAATTCAGATGATACCCTTCGGACCATGCGAGCTTATGGATATTTGAGGACTATATTAGTGTGCGAGCTGTGGATACTTGTAAACTAAGTCTCTAATGCGAGCCGGAAATAAAACTTGAAATCGATACTACTTGCGAGCCCGGGTAAAAATAAGTATTGGATGCTTGTGCGAGCTTGGCAATATTTTTGATACAATAACAAACTGCGAGCTACCGTATTAGTGAGAACTTGGGAAGGCTGCGAGCTGCTGTGATTTCGAGATCTTATCATGAATGCGAGCCTAACTTCAATCGATGTGAATGTAAGAAATGTGCGAGACCCGGCCACACAAACCACGAAAGGAGGATGCTCCGACGGAAGACGTATAAACGCTGTTCATGAGCTGGCCGGGTTTTATTTCTAATTACCCAAAATACTTGAAGGGAGGTGTCACCGCCTTCCTTCTCTCCCGATTTTTTGATTGGCGGAGGTTGGGCTTTATATCCTCCCGGTGAACCTTGTTACAAAGTGAAAATTAGGCCATACCGGAAGAGAAATATTTACGTTGTGCCACTAAAAGATATCATATCTATGACCGTGGGGTGGTAGTTGTGAACAGAATGAGCGTAGCGGAAGCGAGGGCAAAGGGGTATCTACCAGCAACGAAGGCCAAAAAACAAAAGTCGGTACCGGCAGTGACCACGGCCCGTTGGGATCTACAGACCCAGGACGACTACTACATAATAACAATCCCGGAACAGCTGCCGAGTCTGAATGTCTGGAATAAGTGGCACTGGAGTACCAAAAGCCAACTGCTCAACTATCTGGCTAACTCTATAGGCTGGCTGGTGAACGCGAAAAGGGTTCCCTGCCTCCAGCGGCCGCAGGTGAAAGTGGTTTACTATTTCCGGACCAGGCGCAGGCGCGATAAGGACAATTATGCTCCCAAGTTTATTTTAGATGCGCTGAGGTATGCCAGGATAATCGCCGAAGATAACGCGGAAGTATTGGAACTCCTGCCGGTGGAGTTTAAGGTTGATAAGGTTAGCCCCAGGGTGGAGGTTTGGGTGAAGGAGCGTAAGCCGGATGGATAAAGTGAGTAGAGTTCTTTTAAGGCCAGTTGATACAACGGATTGGGCGGAGAGACCAAAGCTGTTCGTGGATATATTTGGCGGCTGGAATGCAATGGAATATATGGGCTGGGTAGAGCGGGGCAAGAAAAAATATTTGGATCAACTGAGTAAAAAGCGTGGCCACCGGATAGTGATCATTACAGACCAGGATGATTTTACCGAGTTTTTGAAGAGGGAGGCGAGCCCCGTGGGGTGAAGCGCTACTGCCAAAAGTGTGGGGACGAGCTTTTCCAGGTGTATGGCCTGCGCTGGGAAGCTTGGAGATGTTTGCGGTGCGATTTACTGTATACGATAGTTGGTGGCAAATTGAAGCGGTGGACGTTGCTATCCAAGAGCGGATCGGAGGGGGCGTGATTAAGTGTTTGACGGGATCGGAACCTGGTTGATTGTCGTTGGTGGTGGCATGTCTTTTAGATCATCATTCCAAAACTTTATTAGGGCAGGGTTTGAGCCTATACACCCTCCCAGCGGCCTGCGGATCGGCAAAACCATCACCCCTTACGCCCGGGCGAACCTAAGGCCCGGGTGCCGGGGGCCGGAGGTGGAGGCGGATGGCTAGGAAGCAGAGGCTGCGGCCGCACGAGGTACACATAACCAAGCACGGCTATGAACGGTATGTGGAGCGGATGGAGCGCATGGGAGCGGAGCCGCTAAAGATTAAGAGGCTGCGGTTAAAAATAAAGGGTCGGCTGAACGATAAGATCGGCAAAGGAATCGGGATAGAAAGTGGTATAGCAGTGAGAATTGAGGTTGCGCCGGGGCTGGACGCGATATTGAAGCTTGACTTGGATGGGTGGGTGGTTCTCACGTTTGTTTACTGGCATGAGCTTGCTGTAGTTGGGTTGGGGGCGTAGACGCAACAAGGTAATTTAATGACTTGATTTTTTTAGGAGGTTTAGGATGAATCCAACACAAAGAAAAGATTCCGAGAAATGTGAACAGATGGCAGAACAGGGAAAGGATATGGATTGCTTGGGATGTAGTTGTAATGTGTGTATAGCAAACTATGGATTAGACCAGAAATTAGAGTATGTAAAAGGAAGATTGGAAGATATTTTAGGTGTTATCGAGTTTAAGGAATCTAAAACTGTACCATCTAAGGATTTAAAAGAGTATATAGAAACAACATTAAAGCAATTGCGGTAAATAGGTATTATCTGCCTAGTAATAAGGAGGATGATTAACTTGACCAATCAAGAAAAGGTAGAACTTATAAACACATTGCACAATAAAGTAGTAGACTATGATTGTGAAGAAGGTATTTGCTTGAGTGTTTTGGTGCCCTTAGATGAAAACACAAAAAAGGTTCTTAAACAATTAGGTAAAAACGAAAATTGGATTGAAAGAAACAAGATTTCATGCTCTCTAACTGAAAGCGATGTTATTGATCTAACTTCCGTAGGTTTTGAGTTTGCAAAATGGTGGGATAGTGAGCAAGGTTTCAGCTTGGAACCAAAGCAATCTTAGTTTCTAGTCACAAAATGTATGTGATACGCAAAGAACTTTGACACCAAGGGGATAAATGCTGATTAGTTAACCAGGAGGGGATGAGATTGATGGCGGCCAAGGCGCTTGACTCTGAGATTAAGAAGGATAATAAGATAGTGGCCGGCTGGCTTCTTTATTACCACGAGCGCAAAATTGATTATGAACAGCAGAGGGAATTTATTCTACATTCCTCCGGTCCCTGCCTGTCTGATGTTATTCCGGGTGGTACGAACATCACTAGCGACACGACTGGGCGCAAAGGCCAGAAACTGGGGGATTTGCAGGATACGGAGAAGTGGTTGGCTTTAGTGGAAGAGGTCGAGCGCCGGTTGCCATGGAAACTTCAAAAGTTTTTGCTTTTGAGAAGGGAATATAGGCATAGCCCTAAAAGAGGGCCGGGACGGCCAAGCTGGGTTCCTGTTGTGCAGAGAAGGTATGCTGAGGAGTTGGCCAAGCATCTGGGTAAGGCTGAAGAAGATGTGTGGATTAATAGCCCAAATACGTTTCATGAATGGTGGGATCGGATAGTTGATTATACTGCCAGGCTGGCGGGGAAGAGGGGATTGTTGTAAAAAATAATTTTCTCGCCGAGAATATTTGAGTTAAAGTGTGTTATTATGTTAGAAAGAGCCGCCTGCGGGAAGGGCGGTTTTCTTATGTCCTTTTTTAAATTATGGGCCCACAGGGCTCTTTTCTTTTTGGAGTGATTCTATGTCTGTCAATAAACCAAGTGTAAGTAATAGTGGTCAACAAAAAGAAAAATTTACTCCGCTTGATTTTACTATAGGATTAATTGTTGTTATGTTTATGTTTTTTGCGGTTGTTGCCGGTCTTTGGATGATTATGAATCCGGAGGTAAGCATCCTTGATGCGTTTAAATACTAGGCATGGAAAAGTAAAGCGATTTCAATTGACGGTTAATTATATTTAAATTTTTAAATTGCACAAAGAAGGTGGTGGTATTGGCAAGGTGGACAAAAGAACAAAAACAGGAAGTATTGGCCTATGCCGAGACTGCTACCATTCGAGAAGCGGCTGAGAAGTTCGGTGTTCCGGAAGGGACCATAAAACGCTGGCGAAGTGAACAGCGCAGGAAAAACGAACCGAACCCCAAAAGCGAACCAAAAGCGAACCGAACTAAAAAGAGAACCGAACCAAAGAGTAAAAAAGCTGAGCATAAAAACGATGGCAAAACAACCGAGGTTGAAAACCCTAAACTCACTGAAAAACAAAAGCTTTTCTGTCTCTACTACATAAAAAACTTTAACGCTACCCAAGCATACCTAAAGGCGTTCGGTTGCAGTTATGATGTGGCAAATGCAGAGGGATATAAAATGCTTGTAAAGCCTTGTGTGAAAGAAGAAATTGCACGGCTCAAGGAAATAAAGCGTCAGTCTATTATGCTGGACGAAGATGATATCGTTGATGCCAGGTCAATTTGAAGACCGGACAAAACGCGGACAAAAATCTGCCTAAAATGTGTTATAGTCATATCATAGGGAACCGCCCCGAGAGGGCGGTTTTTTTAACACGAAGAAGCGGGATACTTAAGGTTATTCCTAGGGAGCTAAGAAATTCTAACAAATTCCGTGTTGTCGCATTTTGGGCAAGCGGTAATACGTCAGAATTATCGTCCAAGGTAACAAGCTGACCGTCTTTTGTGCATTTGTAAGTACCTTTGCCTGGTTTTTCACCTGTGGTTGGCATAAATAACACCTCCTTTCATAAAAACAAATTTGTTAATGGTAACGTTCCATGGTGAAGAAGGTTTTCCTTTATCTAACATTGTCGGAAAAGGACGGATTATTTCGGAAGGAAGCTACAAATTCATGCCGAATTTATTGAGGTAAATAAAGGCAGTTATGACAAACTGGAGGTGTTGAAGTGAGGAAATTTATTTTTCTATTATGTTTAGCGATGCTGTTGGTGGCTGGTTGTAGTAATGAAACTGAAGTGGTAACCGATGCATCGACCGATGTTGAACAAAGGACGCCGGAAACCAGAGAAGATGAGATAATGATAGGTATAGAACAAATAGTTAAGGAACAATATGGCAGTACGTCAATTAAAGAAATTGATATTAACCAACATTATGGCACAGATGACACAGATGACTACATAGCATTAATATATTTATCCTTTGATGCTAAAAACACTGTAGGAACCTCTAAAGAAATGATTGAAATGTACGGTAGTGACTTAGCAGCAAGGCTGGCGGATGAAAAGGATATAAGTGAAATAACGATATTCTGGGAAGTACCTTATCTTAAAGAGGGGGTAAATATAGCAAAGTTTAATCTTGTTAGAGAAGGAGAAGACATGGTTTTTAAAGATAAATGGTTTGCCCCTTTATTTAATTAAGCATAGGTTTATTATAGCTACTTTGTAATAAATAAGAGCCTGAGGGCTCTTATTTTTATTTGAGGTGATTTTATGCCAAAGCGACCTCCAATTCCCTGCCGCTATCCCGGGTGTCCGGTCCTAGTGGAGGGTGGTAGGTACTGCGATCAGCATCGTAAACAGGAACGCAAGCAGCAGGATAGCCGGAGGGGTACTGCGGCACAGCGCGGTTATGACGGAAGGTGGCAGCGGTACCGGAAATGGTTCCTGAAACGGAATCCGTTGTGTGTCAAGTGTCAAGAGAATGGGAATATTAATTCAGCAACTGTGGTTGACCATATAAATCCTCATAAAGGGGACCGGAAACTGTTTTGGGATCCAGAGAATCACCAGGCATTATGTAAGCGGTGTCACGATAGAAAGACAGTGAAAGAGGATGGAGGATTTGGGAATGGATAAAACCAAGGAAGCAAAAGCTAACGGATTTTCTGTTGCGGTAAACATAGATACCGATAATCTTGTTTTAAAGTGCAGGGCTATTACTAGGCATTTAACTGCATTAGCTAATGACCTGGAGCGTATAGACAAGCAGGTAGATAGCGAGGCGAAAGTTTGCATGGTAATTGATCTGCTAAATGACTTGAGTCATAAGGACCTAAAGGAAATGGCGGATTACGTAAAGGCCTTGGTTGATTGTGATAGAGGTAAATGATAAGCGAAACTTATGGTTGTAGTGGGTAGGGGGGTCTCATTTTCTGGAAAGTTTGGCCTATAGACCGGCGGGGGGCCTTCGTGCAAGATTTTTTCCCAAAATGAGAAACTTTTATAATAAAAATCGCTAATGGGAGGTGGTAGTGATGGCAGGTAGACCTCCAAAACCAGTTTCAGTCCTGAAAATGGAAAAAAAGAGCCACCGTACAAAAGCGGAACTTGAGGCCCGGGAAAAAGCAGAAAGTCAGTTACTGACTGGTGTTACCTTAAAGGCTTGGCCAGAGGTTAAGCAAAACAAGATCGCCAACAAGGAGTTTAACCGGCTGAAGAAACTCCTTAAGATAATCAACCACAACGACGCCTTACATGAGGCCGTCATAAACCGGTACTGCCTTTTGGTGGCAGAGTGTAAACAGGTAGAGGAAACCCTTGACCAGCTTCGGGGGGATATTAACGAACTGGCAAGGGTGTACACTGAAGGAGAAATAGAATATCTTCAGTACATCAATGAAAGAGGAAAGCTCCAGGACCGCATGTTGGCCTGGGATAAAAAGCTTATGGACAAACGAAAGATGCTTCTGCAAATTGAGAAGGAATCAGTCATGACAATCCTGGGTGCACTTCGGGCTATTCCTAAAAAACCAGAGGAAAAGAAGGAAAGCCCTATGGCCGAATATTTGCGAAGGAAACGAGGAAGTTAAATAATGGAGTTGATTTGACGAAGGGATAAAAGCTGGTGATGATATGCAGCACAGCAAACAAAAAGCACTAGACGTGATCGAATTCATTCAGATGCTGCACCACACGGGTGATTTTTACGGCCAGCCTTTTATACTGCTTGATTGGGAATATGAAGTTATCTGGGATGTTTACGGTACCGTCAATGATGGCGGTTATCGGCAATATCAATACGCTTACCTGGAGATACCCAAAAAGAACGGAAAGACCGAGCTTACTGCCGGTCTTTCTTTATATCACCTGTTTAACGATCCACCCAGCGGACAGATATACTGCTGTGCGGCAGAAAAAGATCAAGCTGGTTTAGTTTATAAAGCTGCCAAGGAAATGATTGAGCAGGATGAGACCTTGGAAGAATTAGTCAAGGTGGTTGATAGTAAGAAGGAAATTTATAACCGGGAAACCGGTACGTTTATAAAAGTTCTTTCTGCAGAGGCATATTCCAAGCACGGTCTCAATCCTACTGTAGTTATATTTGACGAACTTCATGCTCAACCCAATAGAGACCTCTGGGACGTGATGACCTTTGGTGCCGGTGCCGCCCGGAAAGAGCCGCTTTGGTGGGTTATAACCACTGCCGGTGACGATCCGGATCGGCATTCAATCGGGTGGGAAGTTCATGAATATGCACGCCGGTTAATTGACGGAGAAATTGAAGACCCTATCTGGTACGCCAAAATATACGGCGCCGGAGAGGATGACGATATATTTGATGAGGCAACCTGGTACAAAGCTAACCCAAGTTTAGGCCATACTATTGACGTTGAGAAAGTAAGGCAAGAGGCAATTGGGGCCCGGAACGACGAAGGTAAGGAAAAATTATTTCGATGGCTCAGATTAAATCAGTGGGTGTCTCTGAAATCTGTAGGATGGCTGCCGCTGACGCTTTGGGATTCAACGGTGGGTGATTGGAACCCGGCAGAACTACTAGGTAGAAAGTGTTACATTGGCCTGGACTTATCAAGCACTGTCGACCTGACGGCAGCGGCTTTATTATTCCCGCCCCAGGAAAATCAGGATAACTGGAGGGTTATCTTTGAGGCATGGATCCCTGAAGACAATATGAAAGAGCGCATCCAGCGCGACCACGTGCCTTATGACCGGTGGGTAAAAGAAAGATATTTGCATGCCACCCCCGGGAATGCCGTTGATTATGATTTTGTAGAGGCCAGGATAAAAAGCATGGCCCAGCAGTATGATATTAAATATTTATGTGCTGACCCTTGGAATAGCAGGATGCTTACCCAGCGACTTGCAAAGGCGGCTATTGAACCAGTTGAAGTGCCGCAAACAATAGCAGGTTTATCCCCGGGCATGAAAGAGATGGAACGGTTGTTTAGAACCGGTCATTTAACACACGAGAAAAACCCTGTTGCTCGGTGGTGTTTTGGCAACATTGTTGTCGCTGTGGATGGCAACGAGAACATAAAGCCCATGAAGAACAAGTCAAAGGATCGTATAGACCTTATTGTTGCTCTCATTAACGCTATGAACATAGCCATAAGGCTTGAAGATAAGCGTAGTGTCTACGAAGAGAGGGGGATTAGAAAGCTTTGAGCCAACAAAAAACAAGAGCTCCTACCATTCGGGAAAGGCTATCTGCTGCCTGGTCCGCTATTAAGGGCCAGGCTTATTCGATGGAGGATTTTGACCGGGATATTAGACGGTCAATAATTGGAGGCAGGCCAACTCATTCCGGTGTAAGAGTGAATGAAGAGAGCTCATTGCGGTATGTTACGGTTTATTCCTGTGCCCGTATCTTGGCTGAAACCGTGGGCAGTTTACCGTTCTTTGTTTATCGGGAACGTGATGGCAAGAAAGGAAAGGCCAGGGACCACCCCTTGTTCTGGCTTTTGCATGATGAGCCCAATGATGAAATGGATAGCCTAACATTGCGGGAAACCCTTACCAGCCAAATGGCGCTTTCAGGCAATGCTTATGGAATTTTAACTCTTAATCGACGCGGAGAGGTTATGGAGATTTACCCCTGGGAGTGGCATAAAGTAAGGCCAGACAGAGATAAGGAAACAAGAAAGGTTTTTTACTGGATAAACGATAGGGGTAAAGAAGAAAAGATGCCGGCTGAGCGCATTTTGCACATTCACCTTTGGGGCCCGGATGGCATTATGGGTTATTCTCCTATTCGTATGGCTCGTGAAGCCGTAGGTCTAGGATTGGCTGCCACTGAATTTGCCGCTCGGTTTTATGGGCAGGGCATGAATGTTGGCGGGGTTTTGGAGCATGCCGGGGAGTTAAGTGACAAGGCGTATGAACGCCTGAAAAAATCTGTTGATGAACAGTGGGTCGGCCTGGAAAACTCATGGAAGCCGATTATCCTGGAAGAGGGGATGAAGTACAACCGTATCCCAATGCCACTGAAAGATGCTCAGTTTATTGAGCAACAGAAGTTTACCCGGGAAGAAATGTGTTCCCTTTTTCGTGTGCCGCCTCACATGGTGGCAAATTTAGACCGCGCTACTCACAGCAATATTGAACACCAGTCTTTGGAGTTTGTGATGTACACTATGCTTCCTTGGTTAAACCGCTGGGAACAAGCTATAAACCGGAGACTATTTACCCGCCGGGAAAGGGAGCAGGGTTACTATTGCAAGTTTAACCTTTCCGGTTTACTCCGCGGCGATTCCAAAAGCCGTGCGGAAGCGCTTCATATTATGCGCCAGGATGGTGTGATAAACGCTGATGAATGGCGCGAGCTGGAAGAAATGAATCCCCAAGAAGGAGGCGTCGGCAAGTTGTACCTGATTAACGGTAACATGGTGCCTATAGGGGATGACGGGAAGCCACAACCAAACGAAGGAGGTGGAGGAGATTGAAGAAAGCTCGAAAGTTTTGGCAATTCCGTAATGCTGCTGACGATTCCAATGTTGGAGAATTACTGATATACGGAATCATAGGCGACTGGCTTTTCGATGACGTAAACCCTAAAGAGTTTAAGAAAGAGCTGGATGATCTGGGGGACGTTGAAGAAATTAGGGTCTTTATCAACTCTGATGGCGGAGATGTATTTGCTGGCCAGGCTATCCATAGCATGCTCAAGCGCCATAAGGCAAAGGTCAGTGTCTACATTGACGGCCTGGCTGCCAGCATAGCTTCGGTAGTGGCCATGGCCGGGGATACTGTTTACATGCCGAAAAATGCCATGATGATGATTCATAATCCCTGGACGATTGCCCTTGGTGATGCAAACGAATTCAGGGAAATGGCTGAGATTCTTGATAAGGTGCGCGAGAGCATCATTATCGCTTATCAACAAAAGTCTGATCTTGACCGGGAAGAGATTATCGAGCTTCTTGATGCTGAAACCTGGATGAGCGCGGAAGAAGCTGTTGAGAAGGGGTTTGCCGACGAGATAGAAGAGACAAAAAAGGTGGCTGCACTATTTGACCGGAACAACAAAAAGCTGATTATGAATGACCAGGAACACGACTTAAGTCGGTTTCACAAGTTGCCTCAGTTAGAACATATCCCGGAAGCTCCGGCTGGCAAGCATAAAACAAAGCCGAGCAAACAGGACAGTCAACAGCAAGACTCTTTATCGGCACTTCTTGAGGGTGTTTATGCTAATGAGAAGCTTCTCAAAAGGGCCTGCGATGCTTTAAATGAGTTGCTGGAAAGGATAAATGGAAAAGAGGATCAACGTCCTAAACAACAGCGGCTAAAGCCGCTGTCTTTATATGAAAAGCGCCTGCAGGTAAATGAGAAATCACTAAAATTTTTATAGGAGTGGTACAAATGAAAACGCTTAAAGAGTTGCTTGCGAAGCGTGCTAAAAAAATCAAAAACCAGCGTGAGCTTATCGATGCTGCAAAAAAAGAAGAGCGTAACCTGACTGAGGAAGAAGCAAAGAAGTTTGACGAACTGGAAGATGAGATCAAGGCCCTGGATGAAAAAATCGAAACCGTTAAAGCACAGGATGAGCGCGAGCAAAAACTTGCTCAGCGGGAAAAAGAATTGGGCGACCCTGCACAACATCAATTCCGCCCAGCCGGAGCTATCCCCGGAGAAACAGGCAAAGAAAAGCTGGATAATGGCGGCTTTAAAAACATCGGTGAATTCATTGACGCTATTCGGTTTGGAGATTCTGAGGGGCGGCTAAATAGTGTGAAGAAAGATGATAATGGTGCTTATGAAGTACCGGATGCTTTTAAAGGCAAACTGCTTGCACGCATTCGTAACGAGTGGACTATGGGTACCGGCAGTGAAGGCGGATTTGCTGTTCCTGAACAGTATCAACAAGGTATTCTTATGATGAGCCCCGGGGTAGAAATTATTCGTCAGCGAGCTACTGTCATTCCGGCCGGCGACCCGCCCGACGGGAAAATAACTATTCCGGCGTTCCACCAAGGGGCAGATGGTGTGTGGGGCGGCGTAGAAGTTTACTGGACTGAAGAAGGCGGCGAGAAAAAAGAAACTGAGGGCAAATTACGAGATGTATCCCTCGAACCCCATGAAGTATCTGCCCTTACTGTCGTAACCGATAAACTGCTTCGCAATTGGCAGGCAGCCAATACTTTCATAACCTTCCTGCTTCGTGGGGCCATGATGGCAACAGAAGATCAGGTGTTTATTAAAGGTAATGGTGTCGGCAAGCCGATTGGAGTTATTAATGGAAAGGGCGCCATGGCTGTTAATCGTGATACTGCGAATGAAATTAAGTACATCGATGTTGTAAAAATGCTGGCCAAACTTCCGCCTGAAAGTCAGAGCAATGCAATGTGGATTGCCAACCAGAGCGCAATGCCGCAGCTTATGACGCTGCAGGATGCAGCTGGTAATTATATTTTTATCCGCGGCGATGCCACCCGGGGTATTCCGGATACTTTAGCCGGCATCCCGATCCGTTTCACCGGTAAAACATATCCGCTGGGAACTAAAGGCGACCTTATTTTGGTGGACCTGCAATACTATCTCATTAAGGATGGCAGTGGTCCGTTTATCCGCGCCAGCGAGCACGTATATTTCAAAAACAATAAGACAGTGATTAAAGCTTTCTGGAACGTTGACGGCAAAGGCTGGGTTGATGAGCCGCTTACTTTGGAGGACGGTTCTACCCAGGTAAGTCCTTACGTTGTCCTGGATGTGCCGGCGGCGTAAGCGCATTCGCTAATTGAATAATGAAAATAATGAAAGGGAGGGCAACCCCCTCCCTTTGAAAATTCTATAAGGAGAGATTTGAAATGCCTATGAAGATTTCTGAACGTGTACAGGTCAAAGAGGCGATAACCCCGCAGGACATTGCAACTGCTGATGTGACGAGTGCTTATTATGATTTACAGGGCATCGGCCAGGTAATGGTGGTGATTACCACCGGTACCATTGCCGAAACTAAGAAGGTTACAGTCCAGCTAATGCAGGCCAAAGATGACCAGGGCACCGATGCAAAAACTCTTGGAGATGCGGTGGAATTAGTGGCCGGTAACGGCGGCGAAAAGCTGTTTATCACTACAGAAGCAAACGCAGCCAGCTTGGATCTGGCTAATGGTTTTAGCCATATTGCTGTAAAAGTTGGGTCCGATGATCCTGCCGCTACTCCTCCGGATGGGGCTGCCGTTTTGATATTCGGCGATTTGTCCTTTAGGGGATAATAAATAAAACTATTACTAAAGAGGGCGGGGATTTCCCCGCTCCTTTTGGTAAGGATGGTGATTATGTGCCGCACTTTAAGGTCGTCGCTGAATTTATCGATAAGAAAAGCGGTAAACGGTTGAAGCCCGGTGATACTGTAGATGCATCCGGTGACCGCGTAGAAAGGCTTAAAAAAGCCGGTGTTATAGAGAGGGAAATATCTATGCCGGTAAACAAAACAAATATTGATCCCTCATTTGTCCCACAGCATCTGGGTGGGGATTTGTACTTACTGCCCAACGGCGATAAGGTGCAGGGTAAGGATGAGGCTATAAAAGCTATATTTGCCCTGGAGGAAGAAGTGGATGCAGAAGAAGAAAAGCCCAGGAAGTCCGCCGGCAAAAACAATAAAAAGAAAGGCAGAAAGGCGGGAAAATAAATGTCCCTGGTATTAGTAACTGCGCCACAGGTAGAGCCTGTTACACTGGATGAAGTAAAGACGCACCTACGCATAGACGGTACCGATGAGGACGTTTTTCTTACTGCCCTCGTCAAAGCTGCCCGTGAATATTGCGAATCCCCCGGTCTAAACCGTGCCCTAATTGCCCAGACATGGGATCTATGGCTTGATAAGTGGCCGGATAAAGATTATATTGTTTTGCCCAGGCCCCCTTTACTGGCAGTTAACAGCGTGAAGTATTATGACACTGATGATGCTGAATACACTTTTGATTCTGTTAATTACTTTGTAGATACAAAGAGCGAGCCCAGCCGGATAGCACTTGCTTATAATAAAACCTGGCCTACTACAACATTGCGCCCTGCCAATGGTATTGTGGTTAATTTTGATGCAGGTTATGGGACCGCAGATAAAGTGCCGCAGACCATTAAGCAGGCAATGTTATTACTGATAGGTGGCTGGTATGAAAACCGTGAATCTACTATAGCCGGTACGATTGCGCGGGAAGTCCCTTTCTCGGTAAAAGCATTGCTTAGCCCGTTAAGGGTGGTGCCGGTATGAGAGCTGGGGAATTGCGACACAGGATAACCATTCAAAAGCCGGTGGAAGTTAAGGATGAATATAAAACGATAATTGATGTTGGTTGGCAGGACTTTGCCACGGTATGGGCGGCAGTAGAGCCAGTACGTGGGAGTGAGTATATTCAGCTGCAAAACTCAAAATCTGAGCTTACTGTGCGGGTTAGAATACGTTATCTTGCTGGCGTAAATGATTCGATGCGTATACTTTATGGGGGCAGAATTCTTTATATTAACTCCCCTCCAATTGATGTCGATGGAAGACACCGGGAAATGGAGCTCATGTGCGTTGAGGATGATGGTTAATGCCGCAAACAATAACATTGGCGCAATTTCAAGCGCAATTAAAAAGAATACTGGCCACCTATCCGGAGAGAAAGCAAGAGCTGTTAACCCAGGCCGGTGAATTACTTTTGGATAACGCAGCCGATATCACCGACGAGGACGAGGGGAGGCTGAAAGCTTCTTATAACCGCATTCCCTGGAACGGGGAAAAGGAATGGGTTCTTGATGTAGAGGATGACCAGGTAACCGCCGGCACTGACGTTTTTTATGCAAGGATGGTTGAGGAAGGACACAAGTTAGTTCGGGTTGTAAGAAGGGTCAAGCGCGGTCGGCGGGTTTACCGAATCAAAGAAGACCTGGGTTTTGTCCCGGGTAAACACTATTTTCGCAGGGCTTTCGAGCAGACAGAAAGAGAACTTCCTGACATGGTTGTGAATTTTATGCGCGAGTTGGGGAAGGAGATGGGCTTTGATGTTAAGGGATAGCCTCGATGCTCTCCGGGGGGTATTAATCAGTGCCTTCCCTAATGTGGACACAATCTACATTAAGAATGTGCCGGAAAAGTTTGAGAGGCCCAGCTTCCTCGTAGATCTTGTGAGCCAGGCGGAAGAACATATTAATAAAAGGTATTACCAGCTCCAGGCTACCTGGCAAATTGTATATTTTGCTCCCGAGGATAAAGTTAAAAACCCGGATAAGCTTGACCAGTACAGTGTGTCAGATGCGTTAACAACAAAGTTGATGGAAGGGATGGTGGTTTCCGGCCCCGGCGGTACCATATACAGGATACTTGATTGCAGTGGGGGCCCCAGGAACGAGGAAGTATATTTAACGGTCAGGCTTGAAACCCATGCGGCCAGGCCAGAACCGGAGCATGATCTAATGCAGGACGTCGATCACGTATTTAAGGAGGAATAAAAAGTGCCTCTTCCGAGTGTAGTTATTACGTTTAGGAGCAAGGCGATCGCGGCAATTCAGCGGGGAGCCGTGGGTATACTGGCGGTGGTGCTTAAGGATGCAAGTGTGGCGTCGGGCGTGGAAGAACACAGGCTACAGGATATTGCTGATATTCCGGATACTTTAAGCGTGACTAACCAGGAGTACCTGGAACTTGCTTTCATGGGCATCCCAAAGGAAATTAAAGCTGTGGTGATATCTGATGCTGCGGTGGATTACAATGATGCGTTAAATTACTTGGAAACCATCAAGTGGAATACAGGGTGTATTCCTGGTATTGACGCCGCTGACGTTTCCACTGTCACCACCTGGGCCAAGAGCATGCGAGACAATAAAGAGCGTAAAATCATAATGGTTCTGCCCGATAGCGATGCAGATCATGAAGCAGTGGTTAATTTTGTTGTTGAAGACGGTGAAGGCACTCCGGGCACTGTCGATGTTGGGGAAGAGAACTATTCAGTTAGTGAATACAGCGCAAGGGTTGCCGGATTGATTGCCGGGTTGCCGTTGACCGTGGCCCCCACTTTCCAAGTTCTCAGTGAGGTGGATGACGTTCCACACATGACGAAATCAGAGGCTGACGCAATGGTGGACGCGGGGAAATTTTTCCTCTACCACGATGGCGAGAAAGTTAAAGTAGCCCGGGGCGTCACCAGTCTTGTAACAACAACCGAAACCAAGGGTGCTGATTGGAAGAAAATCAAACTTGTCCGCATTCTGGACATGGTTTACCACGATATTAAAAGCACTATCGAAGATGTGTATATTGGCAAATACCAAAACAGTTACGAAAATAAACTGCTTTTGCTATCGGCCATTAACGCATATTTTGAAGTGCTGGAGCAAGAGCTAGTGCTGGACCCCGGCAAGAACCGGTGTGAAATTAATGTGCCGGCCCAGAAAACCTACCTGCGGTCCATTGGTGAAGATGTGGACAATATGACTGAACAAGAGATCAAAGAAGCCAACACGCGGGACCAGGTATTCCTGGTATCCACAGTGCGCCCGCTGGACGCTATTGAGGACGTCGACCTGATTATAAACCTTTAAGGGGGTGTTATAGTTGACCGGTGAACAAGTTATAAACGGTACCCACGGAGAGCTCTGGCTGGATGGAGAAAAGGTCAGCGAGTGCTATGGCTTGGAAGCCAGGGTAGAACTTAACAAGGAGGATGTGGACATCTGCGGGAAGCTCGGCACCGATACAAAAATGATGGGCTATAAGGGAGCCGGCACGTTGAAGCTGCACAAAACAAACAGCCGGATGATGCTTAAGCTTTCTGACGAAATCAAAAGGGGGATTAACCCCCGCCTTCAAATATTGAGCGCTCTTAAAGATCCGGCGGCCCTGGGCGCAGAAAGGGTATTGATAAAAGATGCCGCTTTTGATGAAATAGCTCTTGCCAACTGGGAGGCAAAACAAAAGGGTACCAATGAGGTGCCTTTTACTTTTACTGACTGGGACCCCATCGACTTGATTGAGCCCAGGGAATAGAGATCGGTTAAGGAGGGTAAATGAATTGAGTACACTTGACCTGTTGCTGAAAATAGACGAGGCAAAGATCAAAAAACCTACAAGACGAGTTGAGATTAAGCGGCTTTCCGAGTTGGTCGGAGAGAAGGTGGTATTCACCTGCGAGGCTGTTACCCATGACAGGTTGACTGAGATCCAGGAAATGTCTGTGGATTACAAGACCCAGGAAGCTGACATTAGTGAGCTGCAAATACAAACGGTTTTAAGCGGCATTAAAGAACCGGACTTAAAAAACAAAGAATTGATGGAAAAGTTTAAGGCGCATACGCCTAAAGAGCTGCTGAAAAAAATGCTTTTAACCGGGGAAATTACAAACCTGTACAACGTTATTTCTGAGCTTTCCGGCTTTGGGGCAGGAGCTGTTGAGGAAATAAAAAACTAATAAAAACTGACGGGCTTGCTGAAATGTGCTACTACTACTGGTCTGAAAAAGGTGTGAGACCGTCGGTTATTTATAATATGGCCCCGGGAGAGAGGTTGTTCATCCGAGCGTGTTATGAAATTGAGTTAAGCGAAAAGAAAAACCGTCCAACATGCCCTTTGTTGACAAGACGAAAGTAAAGCCCTAGCTATTTAGCTTTAGCTGGGGCTTGCTCTTGTAATGATTGCCATGTGTTGTTGTAATCTAATAGTTTTGCCATTCCCGCCAATATGTTATAAAAAGTGGTGAGCTGTATGATTTTAGGGGCCTCTTTTAGACTAAAAGATAATTTTACCTCTACAATGGTAAAGGCCCAAAAGGCCACTCAGGACACAACTAAATCTATGCGTTCTGCTCAGGTCTTTACAGGGGAGATGTCAAAATCAACAGCCCAGCTCAGAAGTACGATGAGGCTTTATAAGGCTGAGTTAAGGGCAACGACAGCGCGTATGGATGATGCAAAGAATTCCACCGAGGCTTTAAGGGCTAAATCAGATTCCTATAGTAAACAGCTTATTGTTCAGCGTCAGATTTTAAATAACCTATCTGATCAGCACAGGCGTGTTGCACAAGCTGAAGGGGAAAACTCAAAAGAGGCCATGCGCCTGGCCACGGCAGTGCAAAGGGCAAAAGCAGAAGAGGCCCGGATTGAGAGGCAACTTAAAACCACAAATAAGGCCATCACAGACCAGTCAAGTTCGTGGCGGCGTTTAAGAAGTGAGTACGACAAGGCTAAAGCAGATGCTGCACCCCCTACATCATTTGATGCAATGCGCGGTGCCGGTATGGCGGTTACCGGTGTTGGAATTGGGGCGACTGCCGGCATTGCCGGTACAGTTAAAGTTGCTGCTGATTTTGAAAGCGCCATGAGCAGGGTGGGCGCATTGTCCGGGGCCACCGATGCAGAACTGCAAAAAATGAATAAGACGGCCCAGGAACTTGGCAGCAGTACAGCATTTAGCGCAACCCAGGCGGCAGAAGGCATGCAATTTTTGTCTATGGCAGGTTTTAATGCAAGTGAGACCATCGCCGCCATGCCGGGTATGTTGGATATGGCTGCAGCCGGCCAGGTTGAGCTCGGACGCGCGGCTGATATTTCGTCCAACATTCTATCCGCATTCGGTTTAGAGGCCAGCGAGATGAGACGCGTGGGGGATGTGCTGACTAAAGCTTTTACATCCTCAAACGTTAACCTTGAAATGTTGGGAAATACCATGCAGTATGTAGGCCCGATAGCTAAGGCCGCTGGCTTCAGTCTTGAAGAGGTAAGTGCCGCTGCCGGGTTACTTGGTAACGCTGGTATTCAGGGTGAGAAAGCCGGTACTGCCTTGCGGTCTGTGATAACCAGGCTTGCTGACCCTCCCAAAGAAGCATCTGACGCAATGGATAAGCTTGGGCTGCAAATAACGGATTCAAACGGTAAGATGCTCCCTATGGCTAACATTTTAGGACAAGCAGAAGAGGGCATGAAAGGGATGACAAATGCCCAAAGGACTGCTATTGCTTCTCAGTTAGCGGGTACAGAGGCGGCCAGTGCATTTCTTGCCCTTATGGATACAGGCCCGGACAGATTAAAAGATTTCACTGGTGAGCTTGAAAACTCTGGCGGCACAGCCCGTAGGGTGGCAAAAGAGCAGCTTGACAATTTAAATGGCAGCTTGACAGAGCTGAAGTCAGCATCTGAAGGGGCTGCTATATCAATTGGTTCTACACTTTCACCATACATTAGGCAGGCGGCAGAATTTATAAAGGGCTTAGTGAATAGATTTAACAACCTGTCTCCAGAGATGAAAAAAGCAATAGCTATTACTGCAGCTGTCGCCGCTGGGGTGGCTTTAATAGGGGGCCCTGTGTTGCTCCTCATAGGACTTTTGCCAACCATTGCGGCCGGGTTCTCAACTCTTGTTGGTATTTTCGGGGCCTTCAATACTGTTATGCTTGCCAACCCGATAGGACTTGTGATTGTAGCTATAACGGCTCTTATTGCGGCCGGAGTTTTGCTTTATAAGAACTGGGATAAAGTGAAATCATCAGCCAGTAGTCTATGGGAAGGCATAAAGAACGCATTTAAAAAAGGTGTTAATGTGGCTATAGGCTGGCTCAATACTTTGATCGATAAGATCAACATGATTCCAGGCATCACCATACCAAAAGTAGAGAAGCTTGATATCAAAAACCTTTCTACCAGCTACAATCCCATGGCTCATGGCCACGCGTCAGGTCTCCCTTATGTACCTTATGACAATTACCCCGCACTATTGCACAGAGGAGAATCAGTATTAACCAGGGCAGAGGCTGATAATCACCGCAAGGAAGGCACTGGTAAAGTGATTAAAATAGCTAATCTCAATATTAATGGCATGAATAAGACGGTTAAAGAGATTTTTGACGAGATCATGGATATAGCCGAGCGGGAGGAATTTAACACCGGTGAGGTTGTTTAAGGTGGGATCGATATGGAGTTTTGGTTGAGTTTTGATAATTTTACTGAGAAGCTGCAGCTTCCTGTAAATCCGGGGGTATTTCGCGTTTTCACGGGGAACAGCAACAATATTGTAGATATCGTTGCTCTGGGTGAATTAAACCTTATTGGCGGCGAGAGGCTTGCTGAGGTTCAGCTTACTTCTTTCTTCCCGAGGCAGTGGGCTCCGTACTGCGCCTATCGTAGTATCCCAGACCCTTACGACGCAGTAGACCAAATTGAGAAATGGCGGCAATCAAAAAAGCCTGTACGCTTGATTATAACGGACACCCCGGTAAATATGGCCTGTGCTATTGAAGGCTTTGAATATGGTGAGCAGGGCGGGAGTAGGGATGTAAATTATACGCTGTCGTTGCGCGAATACCGGTTTGTCGAAATAAGACAGGTTACAGACTCGGTGCCAACCGGGATGAGTGCCCCCCGGCCGGACACTAAGCCCAAACCAAAGACCTATGAGGTGAGATCCGGCGATAGCCTGTATATGATTGCAAAAAAAATCTATGGTGAAGGAAGTAAGTGGCGTGACTTGTATGCGGACAACAAATCTGTTATTGGCCCGGATGCCAACCTGATTAAGCCCGGTCAGCAGTTGGTGGTAGCATGAACTATAAACTTATAAACCAACAGCCAGCCGGGATTTTTGATATCACCCCACTCGTAGAAAGTATAAGTTGGGGCGGTGACATACGCCAGGCGGCCAGGAAAATGGACATAAGCCTAATTCATTCTCGTGACGATAACCAGCCCAAATATATTCCTCCCTTGGCCACTTGGTTAATGCTAAAGAATGATGAAAGAGAAATCCTGCGAACTGTCCCGTTTTCTACGGCAGTAGATACTTCCGGGACGCTGAAGGTAACGTCTTATACCCATGCTATATACATGCTTAAAAGCCGGCACACGGCTAAATTTAAAAGCATGACTGCTGATGCAATAATACGACAGCTTTGCAAAGCCTTTGGTATTAATGTGGGTACCATACCGAGCACCGGGGTAACACTGGACAAGCTTATTTTAAGAAACCAGACCATTTGGGATATGTGTGTGATTGCTTTAACTGAAACCACGGAGCGCAACGGTAAAAAATATCAGATCAGATTTGACCAGGGAAAGCTAAATGTCATAGAAAAAGCACAGCAAACAGTGCGCTGGTTAATTACTCAGGGTTCTAATCTTATGAATGCCAGCTATTCTGAGAGCATTGAAGATATGCGGAATAGGATCGTTGTTGTTGGTGATAAGGATAAAGTTTTGGCCAGAGTTGAAGACGTTGACCTGATAAGGCAATACGGTCTGCTCCAGGAGTTGAAACAGCAAAATGATATAAAATCAGGAGAAGCGCGGAATATTGCCAAAAACGTACTGAAGGAACTTGGCCGGGTGTTTCGCGAGGCAAATATTGAGTGCCTGGGCCTGGATGATGTGGAAGCAGGAACGGCGGTTGAAGTGGAGGAAAAGCTTACCGGGTTAACCGGTACTTTTTATGTGGATACCGATGAACACGTGTGGCAAAATGGTCACCACACAATGAGGCTAAAATTAAACTGGACTGATGAGGTTGCCACCAAGGAGGCTCCCCAGGACAATGAGCAGGCTGAGTAAATTAATACAAAAGAGGGCTGGTGGGATGGTTCCCCGGGGTATCGAATTAGCTACTGTTATTGCCCCGCCTCCCGGCTTAATTATTAAAATAGATAATATGGCTATCAATCTTGAAGCCGATGATTTGATTGTTTGTGAGCATCTTTTGGAGCACCAGCGCAGTTATTCAACCTCGCCAGCTGTGGCCAGTAGTGAAGTATCAGAATGGGAAGATATCGATCCGCCAACACACAATCACAGCCACCAGGTAAAAAGGCTAACTTTAAACAGTCAGTCAGTTACTATATATACTAAATTACAGGCAGGTACGAGGGTAGCTGTTATGGCACTTCCTGGGGGGCAGCAATACCTAGTTTGGGATAAGGTGGTGGAAATGGGTGTCTAGTATTTTCCCCGAATTGGAAGTTACCGAAATAAATAAAGCCGATGACGAAAGGGTTGCATACGGTAAGGAGTTAGCCTTTGATTTTGCCGGCGGTGACTTCATCATGGTTGACGGCAGCCCAAAGGTAGTGGAAGGTGTCGAAGCCTTGAAAGTTTGGATCGAAAAGGCTATTCGGACGGCCCGGTATCGGTTCCCGGCGTATACTTTCAATTATGGTTGTGAAATAGAAGAAATAATCGGGTACGATATTCCCCGACCTGTCTTAGAAAGCGAGGTGCAGCGGGTTATCCGCGAGGCATTAATTTACGATGATCGCATTGAGGATGTCCGAGATTTTATTATCGAACGGGGCGGCGATTGGCTTAAAGTAACATTCCGGGTAATTACTTTTTTGGGTGACTCCTTTGAACAGGAGGTGGCGGCATAAATGTATGAAGACCAAACAGAATCTACAATAAGACAGCGTATGCTGGATGCGGTGCCTTCCGACTTAAACAAACGGGAAGGCAGTTTTATTTATGACGGCATTTCACCGGCTGCCATTGAGTTAGCCCTGGCTTACATTGAGCTGGATCGGGTAATTAACCTCGGATTTATCCAAACAACCTATGGCCAATACCTTGATTATCGGGCCGCTGAACATGGCCTTACCCGGAAGGCCGCGACAAAGGCTACCGGACAGGTAACTATATTAGGCAGCCAGGGTACCGTGGTTCCGGTTGGATCTGTCTTTGCAACCGGATCAGGGGTGGAGTTTGAAACTACGGACGAGGTTACCATCGATGAAACCGGGCAAGTTAGTGCGGATATCGAAGCAGTGGATGCTGGCACGGGCGGGAATGTGCCGGCGGAAACAATAACTGAGATCCTGGTATCCATTCAAGGGGTAACCGATGTGATAAACAATGATCCAACCGAGGGTGGGACGGATGAGGAAACAGATGACGCCCTTGTTTCGAGGTTATTGGAAAAAGTGAGGCTACCGGCAACCAGTGGCAACGTTGCACACTACAAACAATGGGCGCTGGAAGTAGCCGGGGTGGGGGACGCAAAGGTGTTTCCTACTTGGGATGGTCCTTTAACAGTTAAAGTAGCTGTCATAGATAGTAATAAACAGCCTGCCAGCGCTGAGATTGTCCAGGACGTGGCGGGTTACATTGAAGAGGTCCGGCCAATCGGGGCCACGGTAACAGTTGAAAGCGCCGCCGGGTTAAACATTGATGTTTCTGCAACCGTGGTTCTGGACACAGGAGCCGTGTTAGCTGATGTGCAGGCAGCCTTTGAAAGTGCCCTGGATGAATACCTGCAAGAAATAGCTTTTGAGCAAAATTACGTCAGCTATGCCCAAATCGGAGCTTTGTTGCTTAATACTTCGGGAGTGCTTGATTACAGTAACCTGCTTTTAAATGGAGCATCTGCAAATGTTTCTGTAGGGGATACGGCAAGCAACTGCCGGGTGGCCATTAGGGGGACGGTGTCGCTCAGTGAGTAGAGCTGATGTCATGCTGGCGTATGTACCGAAGTTTATACAGCAGGTCCAGGCTTACAAGGCGGTTATAGATGCCCAGGGTGCTGAATTTGATACACTGCGTACCAATATTGAGGATATCCTGAAACAATTTTATGTGGAAACCGCCACCGAGTGGGGCCTTGACCTTTGGGAACAGATGCTGGACCTGAAAAGCTATGCTGGAAAGCCCCTGGACCAGCGCCGCAGCAGGATAATATCAAAGCTAAGGGGTATGGGGACAGTAACCATTTCCCTGATTAAAAACGTGGCCGAAAGTTATGTGAATGGAACGGTGGAGGTTGCTGAAAACACCTCCGAGTACGGATTCACAATTAAGTTCATTGATACGCGCGGGGTACCACCGAACTTGGATGATTTGAAAAACGCAATAGAAGAGATAAAGCCGGCCCATCTGGCTGTGGAATATAAATTCCGTTATCTAATTTGGGATGAACTGGATAACATAAACACAACTTGGGATTCGCTAGATGCGCATCTTTATAGCTGGGATCAGCTAGAGGTTCTGGACCCAGCTACTTATTAATTATGATTGCAATTTACCGGGTTTGGTTGGAGGTGACTTAATGAAATACCGAAACGGACAAAGAGTATTCATTGTCCTCAAAGGAGAAACCAAAAAGGCAACAGTCATCGAATACAACAATGAAAATTATATTGTACAGCTGCTCGATGGGAGCAAGGTGGTTATTAAAGAGAGTGACATTGTAAGTGAAACATATTAATAAGGGGTGAGTTAATTGCCAAACTATTTCAACCTAACGCTTGACACCACGGGCCCGGCGAACCCCAGCATAACAATAGAGGGCGGGGCTCAATATGCAACTCAGCAATTAGTTGACTGTGCTATTGGTACTACAGACGGGAACACGACCGGGTACCAGATGAAAATTTGGGGTGATGTAGATACCGCCTATGACACTGATGTGCAAGGCACGGAGGCAACATCAAACTGGATAACGTTCCAAGAATCAAAGCAGGTAAAATTAGCAAGCGGTGATGGCAATAAAACACTGTATGTCCGTATCCGTGACGACGTGCATAACGAATCTGGCCAGGCCAGCGACAGCATAAACCTTGATACCACGAAACCGGTAGTTACGATTTCCGGACCGGACGTAACTAAAATTTCTAAAGTGGCTGGCAAGGATGTCTGTGCTTTCAGCTTCCAGGTAGATTCTAACTTTACAGAGTATAAGGTTAAAGTTGTGTCCAGCACGGGTGCATCCCACGATACCGGTACTGTTATACCCACGACTGCCGGTTCAACCAATATGTCAGACAGTGGCAGTTTTGCAGCCACCACACCCATCGACTGTTCCATAAAAGGCGCAGACCTTGAAGCAGCAAGCGCCGGGGACGGTACTAAGATAATTAAAGTGTTCGCAAAGGACGAGGCTGGAAACTGGAGTGCGTAAGTTATGACCGCACCCAATATTGTGATTAAATCAGTAAGCCAGGCAAAAATCAGCGACGAACCCGGAATGGATAACTGCGAAGTGCAATTCCTTGCTGATCAGGACCTGGTGGATTGGGAAGCCCGGGCGGATGGAAGCGGGGTAAAGCAGGGGCTTTTGGTCGGCAAAGCAGTGACTGACCCTATCCCAAAAACTTGGGATGAGCTTGACACGAAGGCATATTCCTGGGATCAATTCGATGCTTTAAGTCAAACCTGGGATGAGCTGGATGACCGGCGCATACTAATTCCGGACACTACCTGGGACGAGTTAGATGCCCTGGCGCAGACGTGGGACCAGCTTAATGCGAAAAGTGAAACCTGGAATGAGTTTGACGGCCGGGAGGCATCTTTCATCGTTAAGGACGAGGAACTTACCCTGGGCGATAAAACATATCGCATAAACGTATACGGTAAAAATGAAGCCGGGGAGTGGACACCCTATGGCTAATTTTTTTCAGTTAGAATTAGACACATCCCCGCCGGTAATATCGATAACTGCACCAAGTTACACGGTACCACATATCGACACTGAAATAATTATCTCATCCGACGAACCCCTGGATAACTACCAGGAGTTTTTTATTGTCGACAGTGCGGGCACCAGGCATGATGTGATATTTGATTACCTGGGAGACTCCTTCCGGGGAGTGATAGACTTCTGGGATTACGCTCTCGGAATAGCCACTATTTATGCCCGGGTGAGGGACGAGATGCATAACCTATCCCAGATTGTCATGGCCACGATAGACATTAAGAAAGCGGCTCAAGTATTTATCACAATTAAGGATATTTTCAAGGATATACAAATAACCGAAAACATAATGCCGCTGGCTATATCGCAAAACCAAAGGGAAGTGCAAATATCAGAAACAACCAGGGAAGTGATGCTTGATGAAATGACGCGGAAAGTTGAGGTGGCGGCAAAATGAAGCAGCATATTCAAATGGGTAACACCGTAAGGCTTACAGCCCAATTTAGCGACTGGGACGGTAACCCAGTGGACCCGGCCCTTATAAAAGTCAAGTTCTATGATACCAGGTTCAAGCTACTTGAAGAACACAGCGTCGGGGCTGCCAACAAATTGGATGTGGGCAGCTATTATTTTGATTACGTTCCTCAAGTTCCCGACACCATTTATTACGAATGGTACGCGGAAATTGACGGGCTGCCGTCACTAAAACGTGAAAGCTTGACGGTGCGAAAAATTTAGGGAGGTGTAAAGATTGCCAGAACAAACACCTAAACTTGGCATCAAAAAGCCACTGGGAAATGAAACAGTATCCCGGGCGGCTTTTAATGAAAATTACGATATTATCGACCAAAATGCCGCTGCCCAGGCTGACCTTGATGCGCATTTGGCCGATACTGCGCCACACTCTGCAACCTCGTCGCCAACAGCAAACCGATTGGTTTTGCGCGATTCAAGTGGTAGGGCACAATTTGTTTCGGCCATGGTTGAATATTCCCCTGCCAGTGTAGATACCCCAGGAAATGAATACCCTGTCGGTATATCATACTCTAATGTCAGTATCAGTAGTGGTTGGCCTTTTGGTGGCACGCTTCAAACAATCCACATTAGTAATATCCGTATAATGCAAATATTAATGGAACACGGCAACAGTACGATTGGAACGGGTGCGCCTAGAGTGTACTTCAGAGCGTGGCACTACGAACGTGGTAATTGGGCTAATTGGAGACAAATAAACCTCGAACAAGGAACGGGCAGTCCTGAAGGAGTGCTCACAGCTAACGTAGGCACAATCTACCAGAGGCTTGATGGTGGTGCAGGTACGACATTGTACGTCAAAGAATCCGGTACCGGAAATACAGGGTGGGTGGCAAAATGATAAAAGAGTGTGTAGTTTTAAATGGGAAGGTTATAAATGTTGGGCCTTGGGATGACCAGGGAGGCAGTAATCCAATCCCTGATGGCGCAGTTGTTGAGGAAAGAGATTTTGAGTACCATCCAGATAGAGGTTGGTATGAGGTAGGAAATCCTGCTATTCCAACAGCAGAAGAACGGTTAGAGGCTCTTGAAATGGCTATGTTAGCCATGCTTGACCTATAAAATCATAGGAGGTAAACAAATGATGTATCAATTCATTCTTAATATGTGGATTATGGGCAAAATCACTGAGGAAAAGGTTAATTCATATGTTGCCAAGGGCTTTATTACCCAGGAACAAGCAAATATGATTCTAGCAACGCCTCAGCTTTAATATCACAGTAGGCAAATAAACGCATTATTAGGCAAGGGACTATGTACAAAGTGAATGTGTAATTCTATAATATTAGTATATTTAATTTCTTTAGTTAAGGAGAAACATCATGTCGTTAGAAGAATTAATCCAATCTTTGCCTGATAGTGCAGTTAGAAAAATGAATAATTTCCAAGAAAAGAAAGACTCTCTATCCGCATATCAACTTGCAAGGCACCTAATAGATATAAAAATGACCCAAATTATACCGGAAATTTTTAGTAACATCCTTCCGATAAAAATTAGAACTGATGAAACCGAATTTTATGGAATGCTTATGGAAATATACTGTTTCTGGGTTAATAGACATTACAAAAAAAATGAGGCCATCAATATTATTCAAGATTTAATTGAGCGTGACTTTGCCATAAATGGTGAAAGTTATTGGTATTTCCATCACCGTGCACATATTGCGGAGAACCTAAAGCATAATTCTTTTGAAGCTGATACATTTTATGCGCTGGCGGCATCAAAAGCTAAAGGTTTAAATTTATATCATATCACTAATGGCATATTCACTATACGACCTGATGAATATGTAAAAGAGTTGTTAACTAAACAGGAACCTGAATTTACTCATAGAAATTTCAAAATAATAGATTATTATAAGCCGGACAGATATAAAGATTGTGTATATCTCGTTTGTGCCGATGCCAATTATTTCAAATTATATTCAGAACTTCTAATAAATAGTGTGATTGAAATGGAACCAGAAAATATAGTTGTTCACTTTCATATTATTAATCCAGACCAAGATTGTCTTGAATTAGCTAAAAGATTAAGTAGGTTATCTCGTACAAATTACAGCGTAGAGTACATTAATTTCCCTGACGGAATGATCGAAAGAAGTAAGATGGCATATTACACAACCCCAAGATACACACTTATTCCCGAGCTAATGGACCGCTATGGAACAGATTTCATTGTTACGGATATTGATGTATCTATTAAGGAGAAATGGAATAACTTTCTTGAGGTTACTCGCAAGCATGATTTAGCCCTTTCTTCTGGGGTTCTGAGCCAACAAAATTATTATCCATGGACACGTGTATCGGCAGGGTTATCTTACTTTGGTAATAATTCGCTTTCTCGTGCATACTTAAAGATTGTTAAAAAATACATTACTACTTTTTTTGATTTTTCGCCTTCCGGGGTTAATTGGTTGATAGATCAGAACGCTTTATGGAAAGCTCATAAGTTGCTTAATTTAACTGCCTACGATAATCGAGTTGGGAAAATACATCTTGCTATGCTTGTGAATCTGGCCCAAGATCATCCACAGGGGAAAAAGGGGTTCATTCAAAAAAAGTAATAATAGTTTAAGAATTGTTCGTCGCATTTGGATTTTTATGCGACGAAAAAAACGCCCCTTCTAGGGCATTGAAAAACTATTCTTAAGGTAATAAATCATATTTTGGGGCGAGGGCGTTGCCTTTTTTAATTGCATCATTATCAGATTCAGCTGTAAACATTTCAAGAAATTTCCGGTTACTTAATACGTTCCCTGATGGTTTTTTAAGTATTGCGTACTCATTAGATAAATCGTTTTTCTTGATAATCCAAAATATTTCTGAATTATCATGAGAAATTAATTTACTCCATTCCGCATTCATTTTACTCGATTCACTCCTTTATTATGCTTTTTTAAAAGATATTAAACATTAAGTGAGTGTTTCCTTTAAAAAAGAATGCCGAAATTAAGGCGCCCATCGGGGCGTTATTTTTATGCCCTGGTTTCTGAATAGGGGGTGATTGCCATTGACGGATAGAGACATCTTGAACGAAATGCGGGAAGACATAAGGGAGATGAAAAAATCAATAGAGGGATTACTTAGATTTGAGCGGAAGGCGTTGGAAAACTACGTTACTATTGAGCACTGTGAGAGGAACCGACAGGGATGCCTTGAACAGCGGAAGATGCAGGAGCAAAACTTTAAGTGGGGCGTAGGTATTATACTTACTTTAGGCGCACTTACCATTTCTGCTCTGGTGGCTTTAGGTGGGTGGGCCACAGGGAAGTGACGTAATGATTGATGAACTGGAATGGACGTGCCCGGACTGTGGCCTCCAACAAAAGGATATGATCTACAGTATTAAGGGCTCTACTTTACGATGTAAAAAATGCTTAGGCACATACGGGTTCTATTTTAAAGGCCCCTATCTTTTCAAGATGCTGGCGGGTGTTCGGAAGGAATCAATACAAAAAAATAAGGAGAGGGTAAAATGATTCAGTTAGCTGATTTTAAAGTCATGGCCACTGCTGCGGATCCCCCGCAGCTTTCTTATGCCACAAAAATGCTGGGTGTAGAGTTAGAGTGGCCGGAAACCAAGGGCGCAGGGGTAAAGGTAGCGGTTATTGATACCGGTGCCGACATTAAACATCCAGACCTGCAGCACTTGGCTGATGCTGTTGACTTCACCGGTGAAGGCCCAAATGACGGGAACGGTCACGGTACATGGTGCCTGGGTGCTATCGGGGCCCGGGGCAAAATGACGGGAGCAGCACCTGAAGTAGAATTATACTCCGTGAAAGGGCTAAAAAATAATGGGTCCGGTGAAACATCTCACCTATTAAAATCCTTAGAATGGTGCCTGGCCAACAAAATGGATATAGTGAGTATGTCATGGGGCGGCGGCATGCCGCTTAATGTGCAGAAGCAATATCGAGAAATTCTAGGTGAAATGGTAAAGCAGGGGATTAAACCGGTAGCGGCCGCCGGCAATCTTTACAGGTTGTTCCCGGACGAAGATACTGTAATATTCCCGGCCGATTTCCCTGACACAATTGCGGTGGCCAGTGTCAATATTGAAAAGCGCCATTCCCCGTTTAGCAGCGCAGGTAAAAACATCGATGTGGCCGTAGCAGGAGAAGAGGTGTGGGGCCTGTGGAAAGGGCAAACCTATGCAAAGGTTTCCGGTACATCTATGGCCTGTCCGGCATACGCTGCTGCACTGGCTATTTTCGACGGCAAGTCCATGCTCCGGTTTAATCGTAAGTTGACGCTGGAGGAAGCCCGATTAATTGGTAATATCTACGCCGAAGATCGTGGCGAAAAAGGTCCTGACAGGAAGTATGGGTTTGGTGTATTTTCCTTTGGCCGTATCTCTGATGGAGGTCTTGCTCCTGACCGTGCGTCCATTGATCTTAAATTTGAAGTGGGTAGCACCCGGTACTGGAAGAACGGTGTAGAGAAACGGGCATGCCTTGCTCCGTTCATCACTCCGGAGGATAGGGCAGTATTAAGTATTCGTGATGTTGGCGAGGCTTTTGACGCTTACGTTGACGGCAACAACCTGCCTTTCATTACGGTCAAGAGGTGATATTGGATGAGTATTGAGGATGTCATTAGGGACCCCGCCAATGAAAGCACTACAATTCAGGCACTTGATTGGACCTATATTATTATCCACCATACCGGAGCATGGGAGAAGAGCCCCCAGCAGGTAAAGGATTATCATCTGTCCTTGGGTTGGCGTGACGTAGGATACAACTACCTGATTGATTATGCTGGGAAGGTGCATGCCGGTCGATCCCTGAGCATTCCCGGGGCGCACTGTATTGCCGGAAATATGAATTTTCGTGGTATAGGCGTTGCGCTGCTGGGTAATTTCGAGGAAAAGAAACCAACACCGAACCAGATGAACAGCCTATTTGCTCTTAGCGCTGAGTTGTGTGCGGAGCACCAGGTTCATCCGGATAGGATACTTGGTCATGGGGAAGTGCCAGGAGCATATACAGGATGCCCTGGGAGATATTTGGATTTATCAGCGGTGCGGCGGGTTGTGAAGCGTGTGGTAATAAAAAATGATATTTGATTATCAGGAAAGGATAAGGTGATAACATGCCAAATGAATTCATTACAATTGATTACCTGGCCACCTTCGCCGGTATGGTGGTTACCGTGGCCCTGGTTGTTCAGTTCACCAAAAGCGTTTTGAAGAAGAAGTTTAAAGACTGGGTGATCCGGTTATATGCGTTGGCCTGGGCTTGGGTGCTGCAGGCTTTTTTACTATTTGTTAAAGGCAACTTGACTGTAGAAGCTGTTGGCTTGGCCGTGCTTAATGGTTTCCTAGTGGCCCTGGCGGCCGCCGGCACTTATGAGACTATCGCTGACCCGGGGGCCGCCAAAGCTAAATTAAATAGTCGATATACGGAGGCAACTAAATCAAGGAGGTGAAAGCCTCCTGAGATTGTTGCCTCGTTGTTGCCCCTGACCGGAAGGTCGGGGGTTTTTATCTTTTTTTCTTTCGTTTAATCTCGTTTATTAAGCTTAAATTAAGTACGTTTTCTTCTCTGCTTAACATCTTTTCTGGTAGAAACAATAAGGAGGTAATTTCATCCTTGTTCATTGAAAATTGATCCAATAGCTCATCAACCGAAAATATAGAGTTATCAATTAAAAGTTCTAATGCTTGTTTGAAAAGATATGGTTGTTCAAACTTAATAACATTATCCAAAGGTTCTCTTTTTTTGTAACCTTTTTTATTGATTTGCATAAATAAATATCTGGTTTGGTTTTCGGTAAGCAGTTGAAGGTTTCTGCAACGCATAATCATGGCTTGAATAGATACTTTCCACCGTTTTTTTAACATAATAAAATGGTCAATTGAAACAGATGTTATATCACTGGAAAAGGAATCATAAGGCAAAAGAAAAGCACCAGCAAAGTACATTGCTTCCTCTTCAACTCTATCAAAAACCTCTTTTTTGGATAATTCGGACTGATCAATATTAGGATGCAAAATTAAGTGACCAAGTTCGTGAGCCAAATCAAACCTAGCTCTTACAGCAGAATCGAATCCAGTACCGTATACGATATATGGGACGTTGTGGTACCATTGAGAGAAAGCATCAACTTTTTTGTTTTTTATGCCAATATTACAAATAACAAAGCCTTTTTCTTGTAGTAGACTTACCATGTTAGGAATGGGGGCTTTACCAAGATCCCAGTGTTCTCTTAAGCGCTCAGCTACTTCTTCAATTATCGAGTAGTCTAAATCATCTGTTATTAAATCACTAAAGTCAGGCAAATCAACCTTTGGAAAATCAATATATTTACTTAAAAATTGATAAAATTCATCTGTCCACTTTATGCGATATTTATATGATTCCTTGTCTTTTTTCGTAGCACTTTTCATGCTGCGAAAATATACTGCACTATTTGAATAATCTTCGTTTATATTATTTTGGGGCTTTTTGAAAAACCTAACTGGGAAATCAAGCACTTCGGACATCTTCATCAAGACAGCTGGGCTAGGTTTTGATAAACCCAATTCGTATTGAGATATTGCTTGGCTAGATACGCCGACAAGTTCAGATAACCCTTTTAATGAATAACCCCTTGCTAATCTAGCCTCTTTTATTCTTGATGGAATAATATGTACTTGATCTTTATTGAAATGGCTTTTCATAAATACCCCTTCCCTCTAAGCATCTCTAAATTTAACCTTTGCCAATATCTCCTCTTTGAGAGCGGTAATTTTCTTTTCTTTTTCAGCAACATCGATTATTTCTTTTTCTGGCTCATAGAATGCGTATTCAGATTTAAGGTCAATATTTTTTAAAACAGAGTTCATTTTTTGGTCAGGGACAATCAAATTCACTGTTTCTAATTGGTCAGATACTACTTCGTATGTAAGAAAACAACAGTATGGTTCATTATTTAAAAAAAGTCTATTCTTATGGTTAACGTCAAAGAATAAATTAATACTCTTAAAATCATTCTGAGCGCATTTCTTTAGGCGATGAAAAGATTTGTTGGGGAGTCCGTTGGGTTGTCGAGCACGACTAATGTTTATAATCACATTGCCTGATTTCAGAATACCGTTCTTGTAACCAAAATTATTAACTTTTTCCGCGTAGTAATAAAAAGGAAAGTTTGGGCTCACCATATCTGGCTCAAAGTGTCTGCATACAATATAGCTCAATAAATGCCCCTTTGTGTTTTTAAAAAATTCCGATTGGAACAAGGAATCATGTTCAAGTAAAAAGTCATTAAAAAAGTTAAAAGCGTCATTTATTACAGGATAAAGGCGTGCCCTTTTCCCAATAGGAAGTTCCTGATCAATAAGCTCGTCTGGAGTTTGGTATATCCTCAAACAACATACCCCTTTTGCTTTAGTATTGGTTTCTCAAGTATTTTATAATTTGTTAGTTAATCTGTCAAGTAAATTTGATTTAAGTTTTAAATTTATCAAGTAAACTAATGCCTTATAACCAAATGCCAGCTACTCAGGTTTTAAGATAAAGATTAATTCGGGCATACTAAACTACTCACGAATTATCTTTCCTCCCTGCGGGGAGTTATTTTTTTGCACAAAGAAGCCACCTAAAGGTGGCGGTAAATATCCTTACGGACCTGCTCCAGCGTCACAACCTTAAACCGAAGCTTCTCTTTGTTACACTTTTTTATCGTTTCGCTCACAACCTCTGGACGATCCGTGAGCACGACCACCTTCGGGAACCGGTATTTCCCTTCTTCATTTTTCTTAGCCCACCATTGCTGGGTCCATGCTTTACTCAAAAAGTACGACGAGTATAACTTCACTTTATCAAACTGGTTATTGCTATCGGCCCGGTCTACCTCCACAAAGTAAGGCTGTAGCACTTCCTTTGCCGTATTCTTCAGCACCAGCAACGCATCACTGACCAGCCTATTCTTCTCTCCCCACTCCTGAAAGTATTCGCGCACGAACGCCTGGATCTTAAACCAGCTTTTCCGCTGGGTGACCAGTGACACATAAACCCAGTTCACCAGCACCGCATGCTCCATCTTTTGATTACGCCTTCCAGTAAAGTATGCATACTGTTCATCCAGACCGGTCCTTGCCCGTTTCAGCTTCTTATCCTTATATAATTTGGTTAACCTCTGCACTGCCTTCGCCGGTGTCTTGTGGTCAGCAAAAAACAATGCGTGAATCTGGTCCCGGGTGTAAGGTCCGGATTCAGAAATCAGCTGCACGATTTTCTTATCCCGCTCCATGCCCAGGCGAACAAAGTCACGCGGGTCTGGTTTTACCTTCTCCTGCGCTATCACCATTTCCATCCCCTTTCTAAGTCCTCAAATATGGAGTAACAGGCCGGCTCTTTGCCCAAGTCCAAACTGCTGCACTGCGGATTTTTGCCCTGAATCAAATACCTTTCCTCTCTTATCGCCTCCGACCGGTCATGCCTCACTTTATTGCCTAGGGACTGGCCCAGGTGCTTCGCCCCAAGTTTTGCCATCCGGTTTAAGATTCCCATAATCAACCTCCTAACTAGCGAATGAGATTTTTGCGCTGCGCTCTTACTTCTATCCCGTCATTTCCCTATAGTTTCGTTTCCCTCATCCTTATTATTACTCGCCTTAGGGTTCAAAAACGTATGCTGTTATAACGGGGTTTAAAACGTATCAACGAACGTATTAAGGGCAAATCTCGATGTCCTCCGGGACGGGATCCGGCTCCCACGTGGACAACTCGGTGGCCGTGGCAGGGATTTTGGACAAGGTTTTCTGCACCCCTTCAGGTGCCTTCAAAAACATAGTCTGCACTTCCCGGGACTTGTTCCCAAATCGGTATATTGCCCTCCCTGGAACCGTGGGCAAGTAAGCAGCCTGCGGACCATCCAGGATGATTTCACTATTTTTGCGGTCAGCCGTCCGGAAAGAAATTCGCGCCGTAAATAAGGCCCTGGTATCCCCGTCGATGACCTTCGTGCTAGGCCTCTGGGTGGCGGCCACAATACTGATACCCAGGGCCCGGGCCAATCTAACCAACCGGTCTAAAATATCCCAAGCCTTTTCATCCCGAAGCTCCGCAATTTCATCGATGACCACCACGATATACGGTAGCTGCTCCCCTTCCCAGTCCTGCACCTTCACCACTCTGTTTTCCAGGAGCTCCATTCTCCGATCCATTTCTTCCTCAACCTGCTTAAGCACCTGAAGCGCTCCCTGCTCAGTGTGAACGCAAGTGGCGTGATTCCGGTACCACGCAAACTCCAACCGCTTCAAGTCAATGATATACACCACCACATTAGCCCGGAGAAGGGTGCAAATAGCTTGGTGCAGCCAATTACTTTTGCCGGCACCGGAACCACCACCCAGGAGCAAGTGTGGGGCGTCGGCTAGGTCCAACATGATGAGCCCTTCCCGACCGTAACCCACCGGCACCGGCTGGAGCATATTGTTGACCTCAACAAAATGGTATCGGTAAAAGTTTTTTATCTGCCCGGTGAACACCCGGAGAAGCAATGTACCGTGCCGCGGTTCAATCTCCACCTCACCTCCAAGTGACCAGGCGAGGGAATGTTTTTTGGCCCGGAAATGGAGATCCGAAAGGCCGTTTGGTAGGTGTAAGAGTAGGCTAAAACCGTAACTTTCTTTTTGCTCCTGGAGCACTATAGGGTATAGTAGTTGCCCGGACTGCGCTTTGACATAAAGTTTGTGATTATGCCAGATGTCCCGAAGTCCATGCGCTGCGCCGGTGGTTTTTAGCTTCCGCTTTTCCTTTGCCCGCTTATCCATGTACTTTAAAACCTCCGCCAAGCTACTCATTGCCCAACACCTCAAATAAACGTATTGCGTCACTGAGCTGGCCGAAATCGTACCCGTCAATCATAAACCCGTTAATAATCTTGAGCCCCTGGAAGAACGCGAGCAGGATAATAATTACCATCACTGCGCTGGCCGCTCCGGTGAAAAGTTTATCCAGCTCACCTTTGCCGAACATATGCAGAAAGATGGATACTACCATGACGATTACAGCGATTAGGAAGGCAACAGTAAACAGGATCAGGCCCACCTTAAGCATCTCACCATATCCCCTTTCTTTTGCTGCAGAACCAGATTTTAAGGAAGAGAAGTATTGCCACAAAAAGAAAAGCCAACTTCAAGTCACTTCACCACCTTCAAATGATTTTGCTTTCGCCTGGTTTTCTTGCGTGCTTTAGGTTTGCTTTCCCCCCAGGCCCAGGGCATCCGCAAAAGTGGGTCCCAGCGCTGGACGGCTTTCTCGTAGGCATAAAGGCCTAGGAAGATGAGTAGCAGCCGGCCAAAGAAAACGGTTTCCATGGGGTACCTCCTTTCTGGTTGTAATGTTCTCTACAACGTTTGTTTATGGATATTGCAACATGCCTGTCCATGATTCCATGAAAAGAAAACCTGCAGAGTTAATTACTCACTCTGCAGGTAAAATAGATCTTCTACGGCCATGTTGAGAGCATGTGATATAAGTAGTGCCATCTCAACGGATGGCTTATATTTGCCGCTAATCAAATGGCTTATGTATACCCGTTCAATGCCAGTTTCCTTTGCAACTTCAGATTGCGTTTTGTTAGCTACGTGGAAGGCATTTTTTAAATCATTTCTCAATATTACATTATTTCTGTGTAGAGGCTTGCAACTTCGCAAGTAAGGCTTTAGTCCGTTTCTAATAATCCGCTCCATGAAAATACTTTCTGTTATTTCTGGCTCTATTCTTTTAAGTTTTTTAAAAGCCGCTTCCAGCGTCTCTTTTAGCCCTGGTTGTAACTCCACCTTGGAAAAGTCCATCCGAACACCACCTTCGTAATGTATTCATTACATGCTTTGTGGAAATACTACGTGGCGGAGGTGGGGAAAATGCTATCTTTAATTCGGGATATAAATAACAATCCTGATTACGACCGGGATGACTATGATGTGAATAAACTTGTGCAGGCTTTGGCTCAAACAAACAATGATAGAAATAAGTAACCCGGACCTGAGCCGGGTTTTTCTTTAGTTGTTGCAATTAGGGTAAGTAAGTGGGATAATTAGTCCGGCAGGAATGAAAAAGCTGGTGCCCTTGGTGCCCAAATTGGTGCCCATGGTGCCGAAAATGCGGGTAAAAATGGTGAGTAGGGTAAAAACGGAAAATGGCGAAAATGCAGAAATGACGGGCTGTTTAAGGTTTCTGCGGGGTTAATAAAATTGCTTACCCTCAGCTTCCCAAGCTGAGGGCTGAGGGTTCGATCCCCTTCACCCGCTCCAATAAAATCAAGGCCTCCGAGGACCTACTTGATCCTCCGGAGGCCTTTTTGGTGCCCATTTGGTGCCCGAGTGCCTTCATTTTCTTTCTTGGTGCCCATAACATCGTCAAGCCTGTTGATAGCCTGGCGCTTCAATTTGTCGGCTACGTGAGCATAAATATCTGCTGTTGTACCATACTTGGAGTGACCTAAGAGTTCCTGGATTACTTTCATGTCCTCACCCAGCTCCAGGAGTCTGGATGCAAAGGTGTGCCTGAGAGCATGTGGTGAGATGTGGTTAAGGTCGAGCTTGTCCCTTAACTGCTCAAATGAGCGGCTGAGATTTCGAGGCCATATATAAGTGCCGGCTCTGCTCGGGAACACCATAGAATCTTTTTGATATTTGTTCTTTTCCTGGAGGTGCTCTCTGTGTTTTAATAGAAATGTAACTACCATAGTTGGAAGTGGTATGGTCCGCCTGCTTTTTGCTGTTTTAGGCTCCCCGACAACAAGACCCTGGCCTTTAACAGCTACAACTGATCTTACGATTTGAATATATCTCTCATTTTTAAGGTTCTTTATTTCTTGTTCAACAATTCTTACTTCTTCAATTGAAGCTTTATTTTTAGTGAGCTCCCAGAGCTCTTTTTCTTTTTCTAGTTGGGCAACATAAGCATCTATGGCAGGGTCTACATCCTCCCAGTGCAACCCGATTACTTCTTCCCGGCGCAGGCCGGTGCCCAGCATGGTAACGAAAGCGGCACCAAGTTTATGGTCAGCCAAAGCATTTAAAAGCTTGTCCTGTTCCTCCACTGTCATTATTCTTTTTTCTTTATATTTAAGCGGCGGTCTAGTGGTGGCTTCACAAGGGTTAAACTTAATAATACGGTTTTTAATGGCCTGTTTAAATGCACCGTTAAAAAGCTGATGAACCTGGTGCACAGCTCTAGATGATTTTCCGTCTTCAATGAGTGAGTTGTATAATCGTTGAAGATGCTCTGGTCGGAGTTTTTGAAGAGGAACGTTGCCTAAAGTAGGCCTAATAAAATGGTCAATGTAGTAAGCATAAAGCTCATACGTACTTGGACGCAGAGTAGGTTTTTTATACTCCCTTAACCATTCTTCCATCCACTCAATCACGGTAATTTTGTCAATATCAACGTGGGTACCCTGTTCAAGTTCAGCAATGATTAGAGCCATGATATTTTTAGCTTCTGACTCCCGCCCGGTATGATACCGAACAATGCGCTTTCTTTTGCCGGTGACCGGGTCCTTGCCTGCCTCCACAACGATTTTCCATTTGTTTTTTGTGTTTTTTACTTTTCTAATGTGGCCGGCCACAGGATCACTCCTTTATTCGATATTATATCTCTACAGTTTGTATCAGTAAAAAAGAAAAATTTCCCGGCCGGGTGGCCGGGGATAGGGTTAATTATCATTTGCATCTTGTACGCCAAACATAATACCAATTTCTTTAGAACTGTTAACGAAGTATTTTTTTCCATTACACACGGTTTCGCTGTCTAAATTTAGTATATCTACATTATCCCCTACAATCTTCAGTTCTCTAAGAATATCCCCTCTTTTATTTGGACTTATTTCCGGGTTTACGGCCGCAATTAGGATACCCATAGAAGTAATAATATTTAGCCCTGATTGCGCAGTTCCATCACCTTGCCCTAAAATTGTAACGCTGCGGATGCTGCCATCCTGCTTATTAATCGAACCTATGAGCCCCAAATGACTGGTTAGCATATATTGAAATGTATCCTGAACTGATCCTTCATCAACATTTAAATCGGTGATGCGCAAATCTGAATCAAATTCGGTAGCGGCCTGATTGAAGCGGTCTTTGAATTCATCAGGTTTTAAGCCTATACTAAAAATCTTTTCCGTTTCATTTTTCGGTTTACTTTGGTTTAGATTGGCTTGATTAGCTGATACAGACTGCGTTTCGGATGGACTTTTGTTAGTGATATCTTTCTGGTTAGCATTTTCTTCTTCGCCTGCAAAAATTCCAATAACAGTCAGTAATACACAAAGATAAAAGATACTCGCAATTATTTTCTTCCACATTTTTCCCGACCTAAAGCCAGGAATTTTTGATTTATTTTTCTCTAATTTTTCTTCTTGGTTAACATCGTTATTTTGAGTTTCATCTGACAAGAAATCGACCTCCTTTAAACTGATTTGTTGATATATGTAAAATTACGTCGAAACCCCCTTAAAACACAAAAACCGCTACCTAGTAGCGCTTTATTATGTCTCTCCATTTAAACGGGTGTTTTCTTCTCATAAACCCTATTTTTGTCCGCATAAACCAGTCTTCCACATCAAAGTGTTCTATCCATTCCCACAATTCATGCGGGCCGATCCTTGCAAAGTCCCAGAATGCCTCATCCGGAATAAGTATACTTGTACCCCACTGAAGGGCTAAGTGTTCATCTTTTGCTACTAATACCGCCAGGTTATCGCGGCTGCTTTGGGTTAAACTTCTAAACTTTGCGCCGTGGTATGCTACGTGCTGAGCTCTGGGTGGGTACAGACAATGTCCTATTTCTTCTAAAAGGATACATTTCTTCTGGCGGGGTAATTTGTCCAATTTGGGATCAAGATAAACATACGGCGGCTCGGCATAAGCAATAAACTCTGGATGAATCTTAGACAAATTTCGGTATCTAATCTTTATATTCATTTGATCAGCTAAAAAATAAATATAATCCAAGTCTGGGCCCGCAAACTTTTTTATCTTACAAATGCCTAATATTATCAGCCTCCTTACTTATTCTTTGTCTTCATCGTCTTCATCATCAAAATTTATTTGTCCTGGTATTTTAGGGCCATGAGCTGCCTTCCCAGGGTTTTGGGGGTATTCCGGTTTGCCATATATTTCAAACACGCGACGTGTAAGATACTTTCTTGCCTCTTCGGGCAATTGATGCTCATATACTATTTCTTGTACTTTTACCGTTGCTTCTGCCACGTTGATTTCATTTCTGGGAATTAACTTTTCCCAATCTGGGTGGAAGTTATTATTGTCTTTAGATTGGGGGTTAGGGCTGTGCCCCGCTATGTTTTCACCTCCGTCATGAATTTGTGTTTGCTTCGGTGAATTTACAAACTTTTCTTTTGCTTTACGAATCAATTTTAATATATCTTCATCCGGAAGGTCAAGAGCTGTATCAATTTCAGCGATCTTCTGTAGTGCCTTTTCGAAGTTTTCCTGGTGGAGCGGGGCATCGATGTCAATTTTGGTGGGGTTTTTAGAATTGCCGGGGTCATCAGTGCGGCCTAAAAGGTAATCAGTAGATACATTGTACAAATCAGCAAGTGTTTTTAATGTTTCATAATCCGGCTCACTCACGCCGTTTTCGTACCCTGACAAAGTTTTATTATTAATGTTGGTTAGCCTTTTTACTTGTACCTGAGTTAATCCTTTATTCTGCCTTGCCTTTTTTAGGCGCCTTCCGACCTTATTCAATGAGATCACCACCAATCATATTTTAACACCATTCTTTGAATCACAGAATAAAAGTCTTAGAATTTTAGAAAATGCTCTTGACATCTTAAAAATTAAGATATATTATTAGTATGACAGTCTTAGAAATTAAGACCTGGGGAGGGTGGTGAACGGTGAAATTACATGAAAAATTAAGGCTTTATCGTTCTAGTCGTGGGATCACCCAGACGTGGCTTGCGAATCAAATAGGCATACCTTTAAAAACATTGAACGGCATTGAACTTGGCAGGCAACGCTTAAGCGCTGATATGTTTGAGCTTATTTGTCGCAAAGGTTTTGATGTTAATCCGGGTATTTTTTTTAAGGATGGGTTCTTAGAAACTAAGACAGACAATGATGTTTCCAGCTTTGTGCCCACCGGTACCGAAGATTAATTCGTTTTCTCCGTAGGCCCTGGTGCATACAAAACCATGGTGCAGTATATGAATTCAGCGCCATCAGCAACAAACTTTGTTTCAAATATGCGTTGCGGCTTTTCAATCTTTAACCACTCATTGAAGAGTTCTTGCAGTTCCTTATGGTCGTTGGATGCCAGAAACTCCGAACGATAATTCATCTTTACCCCTCTCAAACTTGAAAAGTTAATGCTTAATATACCCTAAACTTTTCGAAGTTAAGAAGGAAAAAGGAGGGATGCAAAATACCACATTATGACGTAAAAATATTCGCCGACAGCGATCACGAGGTGCTGGAAGTAAAAATCAGGGATTGGTTGCGCCGTGAGAAGCCAAAAAAAATCATTAATGTCCAAGATATGCCGAACAGTGAACATCCATATTGCGTAATGTTTGTTTTCGAATCGGCAGCAAGGCCTCTACCTAAAGACAAGAAAGGCAGGTGATAAGATGCCAGCAGCACTTAAAGAGCGTCTAGCTTATACAGTGGAGGAAACGGCAAACGCCCTGGGTGTGTCGGTAACAACTGTATACCGAATGGTGGAAAATGGTTCTCTCCCACATAAACGTCTCCCTGGGAGAGGAACAGGAGAAAGAGGTCGCATTATTATTTTGGCTGATGCGCTCAGAAAATGGATATCCCAACCGGATGAACCACGGCAGATAACAGTGCAAAAGAACGCGGAAAAAATTGCTAAGGATGCGGCAAGAAAACTAAGATCGGTAAGGTAGCGGCTAAACCCTCACAACCTTAATCACCGCAGCGGCCACCACATAAAATCATCCTTTCAGGAGGTGAAAGCGGATGCCGGAAGCACGACAGTTCACGGCAAAGGTTAGGTTCGATATGAGCGGCTTGATTGAGACCCTGAAAGTTGCAAGGAAGGCCACGGTCAGAGAGTTGGTACTGAGGAGTTTGCGGGACATGGTAAAAGTTAAAGTGGTGGGTGCCGACAAAAGCTAGTGGTTTATTTGCCGAAGTTTTTCAGTGTTCTCTCAAAGTCTTTCAATGCTCGGTTA